CTCATTTAATCGCGTGACAGGTGTGGGCACGGTCGGTCCGTACATTGAACACAATAACTGGCTGTGGGCGCGGATGAAGGAAGCCGCCGCCACACCGGATGTCGCGGTTGGTGTGGTAGATGTGACCCTCGCTCAATCTGGTATCGCGTTGGCCCTTCAATTGTCGCCCATCAATGCGGCGGCTGGTGAAAAGAACGAGATTATCATCGAAAAGCATGCGCAGATGTTTTACGATTTGCTCAACGGTTGGTATCCGGCGTACGAACAGACTACATTCACTGACGTGGTGGCCACACCGACCATTGGTGACCCCGTACCTGTTGACCGGACGGCTAAATTCGCCGAACTGGACACCATGCTGGCAGGGCACGTTATTTCAGCCGCGTATTATCGTAGCGAAGCCCGTAAATTGGGTTATGTGTTTCCTGATGACATGGATTCACAGATCGCTGCAGAACAAACGGCGCTTGCCGGTGCGGCAGATCCATTCGCGGTACGTACGGCGGCCGACGTGACGGGTGGTACCGCTAATGGCGGATAAACAAACACCGGAAGAAACCGCAGCCGAAGAACAATTACACGATGCGATTCAGAATTACGCCCGTGTGTGTCATATCGTACCAGGTGATTCGGTTACCATTGATTGGCTGTGTTCGATCGCGGCTATTCGATACGCTGATGACGGGCAGAAGATCACGAATTACGGTTTCATGGGTAAAGAAACATCATCGTGGCATTCATTGCTCGGGTTGTCCGAGTATACGTCCAAGCGGTTACGGGATGGTGACGATGACGGATGACCGCGCTTACGGATTACCTCAAAATTCAGCGGCAATCTGACGTTGAATTGAATCGGATCCTTGAAAAAACCGCGCGGGATGCACGTCGTGAACTACGGAGACTGGGTGATACGGCTGATCGGGTGCGCGTCGCGCGGTTACGGTCCACGATTGCAGCGATTAAATCATCACAGCACGATCTGTGGTCATCTGGCGTACGTGACGCCATGGTGCGGGGTCGACAAGCGGCGGCTACAGCGGCGGAGGCGTCCGCTCGCACGTTGGACGGCGCGGTATGGGGTCGAACCACCCCCGCACGGGTACGGACGCTGCAAACGGCCGCACAGGCCCGTATACGTACGGTGGCGACAAACGCGTTACCTCGTGAACTGTCATCACGAATCTACAAAAACGATGCACTGATGTCCGGGAAACTGGATGCGTTGATCCGGTCGCACATCATCCGGGGTTCATCGGTGCAGACAATGACTAAATCTGTGTATCAATTCATCTCCCCCACCGCTCCCGGTGGCGCGTCGGCGGCTGCATTGCGGTTGGCAAGAACAGAGATGGGTAATGCGTTTCACGATGCACAGATAATTGCGGCTCAATCACGGCCGTGGGTTAAAGGTATGCGTTGGGTATTGAGCGGATCACATTCGCACCCGGACGCGTGCAACGATTATGCAGGCCGGACGTTCAAACTGTCGAACGTGCCGGATAAACCACACCCATTGTGCTTATGCACCTTGGATGAAATCTTTGTCGCGGACCCCATGTCAGTGGCATGAAAAAGAAAGGTCATTCCGTGGATGACGTAACGCTCCCCGTTCACCCGACGTATGGTGTGGCACTTGGATTCACCAAGCGCGGCCTGCCCATCTGGCCGGTTGCCGGTGCGTCCGATGATGATTCGGTGCCCCCGGTTGGTGGCGACCCGGCAAATCCGCCCCCCGGTACTGGCGGTACCGGTGATGGCGATGCCGACAAAGACGGCACCGACGATGATGGTGATAAAGACGGTGACGACAAAGGTAAAAAGACCGACGATGATTCCGAACTGGAACGTGTGCGTAATCGCATGCGGGCAGCGGACAAGCGTGCGTCGGATCTTGAAAAGCAATTGAAGGCGATTGCCGACAAGGACAAGACTGATCTACAGCGGGCGACCGACGAAGCGGCCGAAGCGAAAAAGGCCCACGCCGATCTGCTCGAATCGCTGCGGTCAACGCGGCTACAAAATGCTTTCCTGAACGACACGTCTGTCACGTGGAATGATCCAGCGGATGCATTCGCGTTGATGGACAAGTCGGATCTGGAAATAGATGACGAGGGAAAAATCAGCGGCATGGCCAATGCCATCAAGAAGTTGGCCGCCGCGAAGAAATACCTCGTTAAAGAAACCGATTCCTCGACAGCGGCGAGTGGATCAAGCGTGAATGGCAAGCGCAAGGGCGATGACGGGAATACGAAACCCGACCGCGCCGCGCTCGCCAAAGATTTCCCCGCATTGGGTAGGCGATAACGGGAGATCACCACATCCATTCATGTCGAATGTCGGGGAGGAGGTGAGACATGGGTTTAAGTAAACGATTTGCGATAATCGTTGGTTCGGCTGTTGTTATGCTTGTGACTGGAGCTTCCATTGCTTTTGCGGCAACCTACACCGGGACTGAAGTTTCAAATGCTTCGATGTCCGTGGTATCGGTAACTGCAATGGTCGGGGATGACCCCAATCAGATGGGAACAACGCGAACAAACGATGTCGACTGCCCAACTAATACGTCACTCGTTGATGTATTTGGCCTGGGCGCCTCGTTTACCAAGTCACGAGTAGATGGTGACACTGGCCGCATTTCATTTACTGGATTGCAGGCTGGCCACATTTACACGTTGTACATGGTGGCCATCTGTTCGCAATTCAGCTAAGAAAGGGAGGGGTGAAAACCCGTGGGTGCAGCTCGATATGATAAGTACGGTCCACTTACTGGAGGTTTCCGTGCCCCGTCAAACATCGCTTGGGCGTATGTCGCTCCGGTGGCCGGTGTTGAACAAGCCGGAAATGACGTGGGTAAGGTGTGGGCGGTCGGCCTGAACTCTTCGGGTCGCGTGGTCAAGGGTGCCGGTGTTACCGGAATCATTGGCGTGTTTGTTCCGACCCAGGCACAGGCGGCGGGTGACATCATCGACGTTATGACTTCCGGTGAAATCGCCAACTTCACACTGCAGAATCAATCTGCTGCGGCTGCAGGCACCCGGTATTTCGGTGTGGCTGCAGACGGAACCTTCTCTACCACTGCAACGGGAACGCCGCTTGGATTCACGGTTGAGGCCACGCGTCTTGTCGTGCGTCTGGACCGCGCTACCACACCAACCACGTAAAGGAGGGTCAACAATGTCAAAGCAATTGGAATTGCAGGCCCGCCTTACGCGGCGTGCGATGCGGGATGCTTTCGGCGTGGACGTTTTCTACGGTCCCGTCGCTCGCAAGGCGGCTCACCCGTTCATGGAGCTGGTCAATCCGGCTGATCTTGGATTCATTCCGAACGTCGCGGGTGGCGCCAAGGGTATCAGTTCGGATTCCGATCTCGTCACACAGACCACTGATGGTCGGGATCTGAACGAACTGTGGGCTACCCTGCAGCAGGTCGCTGCGGTGCAAAATGCCGAACGGGATGCCCTCGTCAATCTGCTCACGTATTCCGTGACGGACCCGACCGAGGAAGTTCCGCAGGGCGATTCGGATGAATTTGAGGAAGCGTCGGAATTCGGCGTTCCCCAGTCCGTCCGTCCGTCGCTGAACTACTTCCAGATGGCGTACACGTTCAAGTGGTACGACCTCGCGGGTCGCTACACGTGGCAATACCTCGCGGACGCTGATGTTCGACAGATCAACCAGGTCGCGAACTCGGCACTCAATGCCGATAACCGTCTGGTGTTCAAGCAGGTTATGAAAACCCTGTTCAACAACACCAACCTGACCGCGAACATCAAAAAGCAGCCGTACACCGTGTATAAGTTTTACAACAACGATGGCACGGTTCCTCCGTCGTACAAATCCAACGTGTTCGACGGAACGCACAACCACTACATGGCGTCGAACGGTGCGCTTGCGCCGGCTGACATCGAGGGAATGCAGCTGCAGCTGACCCACCACGGATACTCGCGGACCAATGGGTACCAGCTCGTTCTGCTGACAAACCCGGTGGAAAATGCGGGCATTCGCACGTGGAAGGCGGGGACCACGTACAACGGCTCCGTCGCTACGTACGACTTCATTCCTGCGGTCGGTCAGCCGGGCATTCTGCTCCCGTCGCCGGTTGTTGGTGTGGGCGTGAATCAGCCGGCCAACAAGTACCAGGGTCTCGACGTTGTTGGTTCGTACGGCGACTGGCTGATTGTGTCGGACGACTACGTACCTCCGGGCTTCCTTGCTGGATTCGCTACCGGTGGTCCGGATCGGCTGACCAACCCGATCGGTTTCCGCGAGCACGCCAACGCGTCGCTCCGTGGGCTGAAGCTGATCAAGGGTCGTAACGCGGATTACCCGCTGATCGATTCTTACTGGGGTCGTGGGTTCGGTACCGGTATCCGTCAGCGCGGTGCTGGTGTCGTCATGAAGATCACGGCCGGTCCGTCGGGTGACGTTTACGCGCCGCCTGCGGAATACGTGTAATCACTGAATTGGTTCGGTCGGTGGCTGGGTGTGGAAACGCAGCGGCAGGTCATCGGCCGGACCTTTTCATTCAATCGAGAAAGGTAAAACCGTGGGTCATTTTGTTGACATGCAGGCCCCGCTTTCCGACGACGATTATTCGTATCTCGTGGAACGTGGAATGAAGTACCAGGCCGATGCGGTTGTTGCCGCGTACGGTCGCACGTCGGATGAGCCGGCGCCAGTCGATGACACCGACGAGGTTCCGGAATATTCCAAGTGGACCGTCGCGCAGTTGCAGGAAGAATTGGCCGCGCGTGAGATCGAATTCGACGCCAAGGCGAAGAAAGCCGATCTGGCCGCACTACTCGACGCGAATGACGCTGAAGAGGCCGCGACCAATCCGGACGCGTAATACCGTGGGAAGGGATTCGGCATGGCCACACCTGATCAAGTAACCGAAATTCGGAATCGGACGGATGAGCCGGTCGGATCTTCTTCCTATTCGGATTTGCAACTGATGACATTGATTGACGAAAAGGACGGCGACCTTGACCTCGTCGCACGTCAGGTGTGGTTGTGGAAAGCGGCCAAATATTCGTCGCTTGTCACCACGTCTGAATCCGGATCGTCTCGCGCGTTGTCAGACCTATACAAAAATGCGCTCGCTATGGCCGGTCAATCTGGTGACGGGGGCGGGGAAAACCCGCCATACTCCCGGCCGTCACGCACCCGTGCAATTGAGAGGTTGTAATAATGCCCGCACCAACGCCTGAATGGTCAACTATCACGTTGACTGGTACGTACAAAAACCTGGTGGGTGCGGCGATATCCGGCACCGTTGATTTTACGCTCAACCTGCGTGCCGTTGACGCGACCGGTGACGTGATTGTTATTCCCACGGTCATATCCGCGACGTTGGACGGGTCCGGGCACTTCTCCGTGGCTCTCCCGGTCACTGATGACCCGGACATCACCCCGTCATCGGGGTTGGCGTACGCTGTGAAGGAAAATTTCACGGGCGGGTCTACATACTCGATTCTTCTTCCCACGTCTTTGCTCCCCACGGTTGACCTTTCGTCGCTCACCCCAGCTGTACCGGGACCTCCCATCACCATGTACGCAACGGTGTCGGGTGTGGCCGATGCCATTGCCGCGCATTTGGCCGCAACGCAGGTGAATATCCCGCGCATTTTGGGTCTCGGACCGACCGCATCCGTACCAGGCGGCACACCATCGGGAACGCTCATCGCCCGATCGACTGTTTATGGAGCGTAATCGTGACCACGTGGTGGAATGGGTTTCAAGGTGTGGGTGGGGTTGATATTTCAGAACTCAACACTTGCTTCGGAGGGGTGCCCGGCTCATTTGTTAATACCTTGAATACTGCGGGAAAAACTGGGTTTAGTCGAAAATTCGATACAACTCTTCCGCACAAGGGTTCTACCACGATGCGTCTTGTATATGGTAGTCCAGCTGATAATAATTACCTTCGGGTGAATAAAATTGACCCCCGTTGGTCTCCAACAGGCAATGAGCGTACGTATTCGGTTTATGTGTCTGTACCGGCTAACCCCGGGGGGATAACCGATGTCTTTTCAGTAACCGATGCATCCTTTAATGTGTTGTATCGATTGGCTTTGAATACGTCTCGAACCATTCGAACGTTCCAAGGCGGTGCTGTACAAGGTGTGTCAATGGATACGGGAGCGATTGTTCCTCTCAACACCATTGTGAGATTTGACATACACATCACCCTTGGTGCCGGCACTACGCAAACCATCGAGACATATTATTTTGCCACGGCGGATGCGACTACACCAACAAACTCATACGTGCACACGGCGAATGTCACCACTGGCGCCTCCGATGATTACGTATTTATTGGTGCGGGTATCACTGGATCAATTAGCACGACAATGGACATTGACGATTTTGTCATGACCGACACGGCGACGTTGCCGGGGCCGTTTGTGGCGCGGACAATCTCAATGACATCGGGCCGTATAACGCCTGTGGCGGCTCGGATTCGATATCACGTGTACGGAACAACCGCCGTACGGGTTGGCGTGTCTACGTCGTCCTCAATGACCTCTCCGGTGTATTTTGGGGCGCCATCCACCCCGGACGCGTACGGATTGGGCATGATCGACGCAACCGGACTGACGGCTGACACGGACTACTGGTACCAACTGGAACTTGGCGGGGTATTGACCGGCCCCATCGGTCGATTCCACACCGACCCCACGGTAGACGTTGCGGCATCGTTCTCAATCATCCCGGTGTCGTGTGCAAAGGTGAATTCCAACGCCAGTACGTTTGACGTGATGTCCACACACGCTGCATCCACGTATGTGGGTGGTCGCCGGCCGTTGCGTAATTTCATGCTTGGTGACCTGGAGTATGACACGCGTACAGCGGCGAATGATGAAACGTTGTATCTGTCCGCGTGGATGAACGCGTTGTCTTATCCGAAGCAAAACGCGTGGTATCGCACGGTGCCTTTGGATTATCAGCCATCCGACCACGACTTCAACACGTCGAACGGTGATTCTGTTTCGATCGGTACCGCAGCGATCGGCTGGCATTCGGCGTACCGGAAATACTTTCCGAACTACACATTGCCTGCAACCGACACGGCGAACACGACGTACAAGATTGGCCGCGTACGGGTTATCCATCTTGATACGCGATCGAAATCTTCTGCGATCGCAGCGACGGATGACAGCTCAAAAACGAAACTCGGCACCACACAAATGACGTGGCTGTCCGACACGTTGGCATTGAATGATGCTGCGCTATACCTCATCACGTTTGACGGCGCGTGGTCGAATGGGCCACACACCGGGGGAGACAATACAGCACAGACATTCGCGGGTGACGACACCATGGAAGCGTACGCGACCGCGCGCGGGTTGATCGGTGCGATGTTCGCCGGTAAAAATGTGCAAATTATTCACGGTGACCTGCATTGTCTCGGGTGGGACAGTGGTGTTAACACACCGTTCAACATCCCGGTTGCCGTGTGTTCACCTATTCACCAAGATTCATACCACGGCAACGGCGTATATTCCGGGGGAATCTATCCGGCTGCGAATGCGGTTGCGGATCAGCACCAGTTCGTACGGTTAGACGTTACAGACAACGGGTCGACAATCAAGGTGGACTATCACGGATTTACGGCCGATGACATGGTCGAACGGGTGACCGGCACCAAAACGTTCGCGGTCGCCGGTACGACAACGGCAGCCGTGTATAACGGCACGGTGGAAGTGTCCGCTGCGTTCACGGTGTGGAACGGAACGTTAGAAGTAGCTGTTTCGGCGTTGGGGGTGGCACCGTGATCACCGCGCTTGAACTGGAAATACAACGCAAGATTACCGTGGCGTTCATCAATGCCGATGCCGAGACAATTTTGTTGGCGCGAACAACTAAGGTGAATGACGGTGCGGGTGGGTTCACCATGGTGTCGGGGAACGTCACCAACCAGGTGTTCCGGTTGATTCCCCAAGCCGATAAAACACCGATCGGTATGTCGAATGACGGGGACCAAGAACAGGTAAAATTTATGGTGATGGGTCTGTACGATGCTGACATCCAAAAAGATGATTGGTTCTCATTCAACGGTGAAGAATATCGCATCCGTGCGGTGCAGCGCCGGACCCATCATTACGACATGAAAGCCGAGGCGGTGTTACGTGGCTAATTCTATTATTCGCGTCGGCAACAACCGCATCGAGTTCAATGAAGGAACGCTGGGTGTGGGTCTGCGTACACTGCCTGCGCGGTTGAATTCATGGGTTGGCCGGTCGATGCAGGCATCTGCCGTACGACTGGAAAACTACATGAAGCAAAACGCACCGTGGACTGATCGCACGGGTGACGCGCGCCGGGGATTGGCTGCGCAACGCATCAGTAGTGGGTTGGAAAACACAATCGTCTTGTACCACCAGGTGTCGTACGGCATTTTTCTTGAAACTCGGTGGGGTGGACGGTACGCAATCATTGAGCCAACAATCGCAGCAATGGGTCCGGATGTCATGAATCACCTGTCCGGGATTTTGGACCGGGGAGGATTCGGCGCATGAGGACATTGATTTACGAACTTTTGACATCAGATCCGGATATCACCGCAGCCATTCCGCCCGAACGATGGGTACAGGGATCTGCGTTGTTGAATACACCGGAACGTCCATATGGCGTCATCAGGTTCGGGGGATTTTTGAGGGGTATCACCCGCGCCGACGGATCAGGTATTCGCACTGCACGATTGGAGGTGTGGGTACACCGCGACCGTGGGTCGTTCGTTGATATTGATGCCACCGTGCGGTTGGTCCGCAAAAAATTGTTGACGGCCAAAGATATTTCGCGGACGCGAGATGACGGGTCGACCGTGTACATGATGGAGGCGATCTGGGAAAACGACTCACCGGATATGTTCGATCAAGACACATTGACAAACGCAGCCGGAACGATTTTTGAGGTGGTGGGCAATGGCTGGTAACACTGCGGAAACCGCAACCAGTGGAAAGACGACCGTTAAGTACGTCGGCATGCTTGGTGTGGTGGATATTCGCCAGATCACCGCAGCCGAATGGAAAGCCATTGGTGTGGAAGATGGCAAACTTCGCCGATGGACGGGTGACTGGGACAACGCCGGTCGATCGATCACCGATGATTTTTCGGCCGGGGAACTGGCGTACCTGGAATCCGACCCGGATTTCAAGGTCACCCGGTCGTGATTGAACTCCGCTGCGATAACCACATTTTGTTCGGCCGCGTGATTGACGGGTTGCTGGACGTAAAATGCCGGTCCAATCGCTGCGGAGCCGCAACAGGAGTGGTGGTCATCCACCGCTTTGACATACACACCGGCCGGATTATTGAGACCAAGCGGTTTAAGGATCCGGCATATCGAAAAGGGGTGACGCATGGTATATGACGCGACTGGCGTACTGCCGTTCGGCCTCCGCGATGTGAAACTGGCAGCGCGGGCGGTTGACGGTACGTACGGCACCATCGTGGATCTTCCGGCGGCTCGGACGTTTTCATTCGAGGAGTCGGAAGATTTCGAAACGTTGGAAGGTGACGACAAGACCGTAGCGTCGCGGGGTAAAGGCGCGTCGGTGTCGTGGGAACTGGAAGGCGGCGGCATCTCATTGGCCGCGTACAAAATCGTGGCGGGCGGAACGATTACTTCGTCCGGGACTACACCAGCCGTCAAGATTCTATACAGCAAAAAGGCAACAGATTCGCGGCCGGAATTCAAGGCCGAGGGTCAGGCAATGTCTGAATCCGGCGGGGATTTCCACACCGTGCTGTATCGGTGCAAGGCGTCGGATTCTTTGAAGGGTTCGATGGAGAATGGCTCGTTCTGGTTGACCAACTGTTCGGGTACCGCGATTGCGGTTCCGAGCACGGACGCGACCAACGCTGACAAGATCTACGACTTCGTTGGCAACGAGACCGCAGTAGCAATTTCGTAATTCGAGAGGATCACACGGATGACAACCTCGCAATCTCCCAAAAAGGTTACCAGCGCCAAGGCGTGGAAAAAAGCCAGTCAGGGAATTCAACTGGAACTGCCGAGTGGAAACGTCGTGAAGGCCCGACGCCCCGGAGTCCAGAATCTGCTTGCGACGGGGTATCTCCCCGATTCGCTAATGCCCATCATCAACGAATCCATCCAAAAAGGCAAGGCATTACCGCCATCCAAGATTCAAGAAACAATCGACAGTAATTCGTCGGTGTTGCTTGAGATCATGGACGCGACAGATCGCATTGCGGCAAAGTGCGTTATTGAGCCCGTCGTGCGATACCACCGCGTTGAGGTTGATGGTGAGTGGGAAGACATTCCGGATGAAGACCGGGATGACGAGATCGTGTACACCGACGATATCGACGATGGAGATAAGTCGTTCATTTTCCAGTGGGCGATGGGTGGATCAGCGGATCTCGAACGATTTCGTGTCGAATCCGAAGAATACATGGCAAGCGTTCAATCTGTCACAGACGATGGGGATTCGTCCGTCTGAACTGTATGGCGTTCATGACGAATGGCTTGCGTTTTGTTTTGACCGCGCTGTCGTGGTGTTCGGTGGCGCATTGCGTGATGAACTTGAATCTGTCGAATCGAAAACCAAAGAGCAAGGGGAACACAAACGGATGTTAATCCTTGCAAAATGGCTGGGAGAAAAACCCAAGTTCGCCGACCCGGCGGACCGAATGAAAAAGGGGTGATCCGGCATGGTTGATCTCGGCACTGCTACTGGCCGGATCATCGTTAACCAAGCGTTCAACGGTTTGAGTGACATCACCAAGGCATTCAGCGTCATCGGTGCGGCGGCAATCACCGGGTTGGGTGTGGCCGTAAAGTCAGCGGCCGATTTTGAGCAAGGCATTGCGAACGTCGGTGCGGTGTCGAATGCATCAGCTGCCCAGATGGAGCAATTGCGGCAAAAGGCATTAAAACTGGGTGCGGATACCGTATTCAGCGCCACCGATGCCGCATCCGCCATGGAGGAATTGGTCAAGGCCGGTCTCTCTGTATCGGACGTGTTGAACGGCGCGGCGGACGCAACGGTTGCGTTGGCGGCGGCGGGCGGCATTGATTTGCCCCAGGCCGCAACCATTGCTGCAAACGCGATGAACCAGTTCGCGTTGAAAGCCCAGCAGTTGCCGAAGATCGCTGACTTGATCGCTGGCGCTGCGAATGCATCAGCTATCGATGTGTCGGACTTCGGTCATTCATTGCAGCAAGTCGGTGCGGTCGCACACCTGGCCGGATTCTCGTTTCAAGACACCGCGTTGGCTATCACTGCGATGGGCAATGCCGGTATCAAGGGTTCCGATGCCGGTACGTCGCTAAAGACGTTCTTGCAGAATCTACAGCCGACCACAAAAAAGGCATCCACTGCGATGTCCGAACTGGGCATCATCACATCTGACGGCGCCAACCGATTCTTCGACGCCACCGGCAAGATCAAATCAATGGCACAAGTATCACAGGTATTGCAGAACGCGTTGCGTGGCCAGACACAAGAACAGAAATTGGCCACACTACAGACACTGTTCGGCTCGGACGCCATTCGTGCGGCAGCGATTATCGCCAATCAAGGTGCGGCCGGATTCAATAACCTCGCCGCGCAGATGAACAAGATTACCGCTGCGCAAGTTGCAGCGAAGCGGATGGATACCTTAAAGGGTTCCATTGAACAGATGAAGGGGTCGGCCCAAACGGCGGCCATCATCATCGGTACCGCACTAATTCCCCAGGTTCGTAAAATGGTAGATGCGGTCACCGGATTGATCAACCGTTTCGGTGCGCTGACCCCGGCACAACAGGCCGTCATCATCAACATGCTGTCATGGACGGCGCGTATTACGGCCGGGATCGCTGCGGTAATTTTACTGACACGCGGCATCATCATCATGGTCACAGCTATTCGCACGGTTGCTACCGCCATCGCGATTTTCAACACGGCTATGGGGGTGATGATCGCACGGGCCGGGGCGGCGAACGCATCACTGTTGGCCGCGCGGTTGGCAATGATCCGCTTTGGGTCCTCAACGCTCATCGGGGCCGGTGCGTTGAATGTGTTCACCATTGCCGGTATCGCGGCCGGTCGTGCGGCTACGGCGGTCTGGGCGGCCGTAACGGGGCCAATCGGGATCGCTGTCGGAATCATTTTGTTGTTGGCGGGCGCTGCGGTGTTCGCGTACAACAACTTCGTACCGTTCCACAACCTGATTAACCAGATCGGTGCGAATATTCAGTCCGGTTTCAATACGGCGTTGGCTGTGGCGAAACAACGACTCGCGGATATCACGACCGGGTTCACCAATGGCCAGGCGTCCGGGTCCGGTATTGAGCGGGTATTCACCGCAATAGGTGCAGCGGCGCGGTTTGTATACTCGATCTGGCAAACCATGGTCGGGGTGTGGAACAGCCAGGTTGTCCCGGTATTGAATCAGGCCAAGGCACAGATTCAAAACGCGTTCGGTGCGGCGTGGGCACAGGTTGTGAATGCCTGGCAGACGCAATTGAAGCCGGCATTGATCGAACTGTGGAATACGATTCAAACACAGTTGGTTCCGGCATTGCGTCAAGCGTGGCAAGTATTCCAAGCACAATTGCTACCCGCATTGAAACAACTGTGGACCGCATTGCAACCGGTTGTCGCGGCGTTGGGTGGGGCGTTTGTCGCGTCATTTATCATCGCCATTCAGGTTGCCGCGCAATTAGCGACGTTATTTATCAGTTCGTTGGTACCCGCCATTCAGGTAGCGGCGGTCATAATCTCGGCACTCATCACGGTGTTGGGCGCGATCGCGTCATTCATCATCGGTGTGGTGCTACCGCCTATTGTTCGGTTCATTACGTTCTTGATCTCCGGGTTCTCATCGGTGATCAACTTCATTACCGGAACATTGGTGCCGGGGGTTCAAGCCGGGTTTAACGGGTTCATGGCTGCGGTAAACGCCGTGGTGACATTCTTGCAACCTGAAATTAACCTCATTGTGGCGTTGTTCAATCTATTTGCCGCGTTAGTGGGTTTGGCTATACGGATTGTTGTTCAAACGTTCCAGCAGGTTGTGGGTGCATTCCAGGCGGTATTTACCTTCATCGGATCTATCATCTCCGGAATCGGTACGGTTATATCTGCCGGCTGGAACATCGTTGTCGTAGCAACACGAACTGCGTTCAACGCGGTGAAGAATTTCATCACGGGAATTGTCAACGGCATCGTGTCGACCGTACGCGGATGGATTAACAACATCATCTCAACGGTTAACGGGATTGTATCTACCCTACCGGCACCGTTCCGTAACGCGTTCAACTCGGCAAAAACTGCGGTGTCGTCTGGTATTACGGGAATCATTGGATTCGTCAAGGGAATCCCCGGAAAGGTCACGGCCGCACTGGGTAACCTTGGTTCACTGTTGTACAACGCGGGTGCATCGATCATCAAGGGTTTGATCAACGGTATCCAGTCAAAGATCAATGAAGTCACAGGCATGTTGAATCATCTGACGTCATTGATTCAACAGGCCAAGGGTCCACCGGAAAAAGACAAGGTGTTGTTGCAATCTGCCGGTGTCGCGATCATGCAGTCATTGATCAATGGCTTTGATTCGATGATCCCTTCGGTACTCGGTCGGTTGAATGGGCTGACATTTGATATCGCTGGTGCGGTGTCGCCGTCGGTTGTCGCGGCTGGGTTGGCTCCGGTACGGACCACACCTGGCTCTGGGTTGGGATCGACCGGGAATATCGGTCCGACGTTTGAAGCCGGTTCAATCACGGTGAACGCTCCGCAGAATATGTCTCCCGGACAGGTGGCTGATCAGGTCGCCCGGCAAATTTCATACAAACTGTCGTCCGGTGCGACGGTTCCGAATATCCCGGGGGTGACGGTTTAATGCCGACCATTTACGCAGACCCCGTCACCATCGGTGACCTGATCATGAATCATTCGACAGGTCAGTACCCGATCAAATGTGATATTCTTGACGGGTGGAAAAACACATCTGATCTATCGGTCATCATCACCGAACAGGGGATATCGGATGGCGCGGTGTGGGGGCCGCGTTTTCCGGCCAAGGAAAAGTACATCAATATCGGCGGGTATTACATTACCGATGACCGTCCCTCGGCTGAAGCGGTGATGGATTACATCGTCCGGTGCATCACCATCAATCAGGAATTGACATTGATTCGGTACGAACCCGTGCCGAAGCAGATGACCGTGAAACTGTCCGGACCGATCACATTCGATCAACCCGTCATGGAAGGATTCCGGTTCGCCTGTGTCGTGGTGGCCGAAGACCCAAACAAATACGGGTTGGACATTACGTCAGCCACCGGGACCGCGTCCACGGGTAAATCGAATGGGGGCCGTTCATACCCCCGTACGTACCCGCTGCAATACGTGGGGACGGCGGACACCGGATCGGGCACGGTTACGATCAACAACATCGGTACGGTATCCTCCGCGCCATTGAGCCGCATCATCGGGCCGATCACCACGGGTTGGTCATTGAACAATGACACGACAGGCGAACGGTTGTCTTTTGACGTGTCATTGCTCGATGGTCAGGTATTGGAGATCGACCACAAAAACCACACTGCCGTCGTGTCCGGTGCGAATGTCGTAGCGACGAAACGCGGGGTGTGGTGGGATCTTGAACCGGGGATCAACAACATTATTCTATCGGTAACAGAGCCCACACCCACCGCGCAATTCACCATCACGGCCGTATCGGCATGGAGGTAAAATAATGGCACTGCAACTCGCGCCGAACTACATCGGATCGGCCGGATACCTGACACCCGTAGAAAATGACCGTTGGTTGGTCAAGACATTGTTTGACCGCCAAGGTGTGGTCAAACAGGCAGATTTCAACGTCACCCCTGGTACTGGGTTGACCGTGAATATCGCAGCCGGTGCGGCGTATGTGTTGGGCAAGGAAAATGTTTCTCAAGGCGGATATTACGTTTATTCTCCAGCCACCGAGGTGTTGTCGTGGCCTGGGCCGTCTGCATCGGCGCGTATTGACGCGTTGATTTTGCAGATTGTTGATAAGCAATACGGCTCGTCGGCCTTGGCTGAAGGTGCGCAGTGGATCATCATTGCGGGTACACCTTCCGGTTCCCCGACTGCACCCACGGATTCAGACATCAATGCGGTATTCCGGCCAGGCGGGTGGATTCGTATTGCCAACGTCCGTATCAACGTAGGCGATGTCACAGTTAACCCGGCAAACATCACCATGACGCGTACGTTCGCGTTGGCGCCGGGTAAACCGTTGGCTGCGGTGAACCTGGCAGCATTGCCCACCACGAGCCTTGAAGTGGGAACGTTCGGATACGCGAAAGACACAAATAAAATCTATTACTGGAATGGCACTGCATGGGTGTCATATCAGGCCGGCGGTTATGTCGAGGCGTTTATCAACGCAGATTTTACATCGACAAACACCGGAGCAACGGCGGCTGGGTTGACCATCGTATCGGCAACATCGGACGCGAACTGGTCAATCACATCCTCCAACCGACTCACCCCCGGTGTTGGTGTGGCGGGGTATTGGCAATTCTTCATCTCGTCCCGGTGGTCAAATACCACGGTGGCGAACGGGGGGTTGTGCCGGGCTATCGCACAGTTCGCATCATCGTCCGGGGCCATCGCGTCAGTGGGTGGGGCGGGTGCCACGTCGGGTGAATCTGACGGGTCGGGTGCGTCGATGGCGTACGACATTGCCACGATTCAATACCTGACCGTTCGCGGATTCACGTCCGGTGCGACCGCTACATTCTGGCAACGTAACTGGGCATCAACGGCGGCCGGTGGTGACGGTGTCGCGGGTAACCAGGGATACGCCACCAAGATCACTGGGGTGCGGATCAAGTAATGGCCAATTACACCTACACATTCCACGATGCGCTGACCATGGCGACGGTGGGAAACGCCGAATTGTTTGACGTGACTTTCAATGATCCGGTGGAAGGTGTCGGTGCATTGAAAGGCAAGGTTATTGTCAAGACGTCAAATCTTGACACGGTCCGTGCATGCGTTGATCAAGAAAAAACAATCATCGTTGTACGGGCGGATGACCAACCGGTGTGGGCGGGGTTGCCTTCGTCATGGTCGTGGGATTCTACATCGTCCACGTTGGATCTCGCATATACCCACGTGAAATCTTACATCTACAATTTGTTTCTTCGCCCCAACGGTGTCGCATCCGGAAACATCACGGATGTCACGTACAGTTGGTCGCAGATTGAACAAACGATTATTGCCACACAACTGATGGCGTATGCGACGGGTGGGCCTGGTGCGGAATTGACGTTTCAGGCGGCGACCGCGTTGGTCACTGGTGTGTTGCGGGATCTGAACGTACAGGGGTTTGATTTCAAATACGCCGGGGATCTTATCGACACAATGTCCAATCGATCGAAAGGTTTTGATTGGACGATAGAACCCCGGAACGTTGATGGATTGCCAGTGTATCTGTTCGCCCGGTACTGGTACCCGGAACGGAAGACCGACGCGACAAACCTGTATTTCGAATTCGACCCGGCGGGGGGTGGAAATATCTTGAACTTCGGTAACCCGGCGGCGAACATCGCGGACCGGCGAACACGGGTGTGGGCAACCGGGGCTGGTTCTCCCCCCGATCAAGCAGCGTCCGTGGATACCGATCCGATGGTATTGGCCAACCAGCGGTTGTTGACCGAGAAATCATCGAGTTATTCATCGGTCACCAATCCGCTGACGTTGCATGATCATGCCCAGGCCGAACGTTTGGTATTGGCCGAGCCGTTTGATCAGATTACGTTGGCGGTTAAACCTGATAACCCGGCGACATGGGCATATGGGTCTGGTGACCGTGCTCGAATTGTCATCAAGGATTTGTGGCTGGACATTGATGTTCCTTCAGCGCGTATTGTCGATCGGTCTATCTCGCCGTTCTTCCGTACGCATGGGGAATCCATGTCCATCACGGTTGACCTGTCTGACCTGAAATTGCCTGATGCGGATGCAGTGTCATGACCGGCGGCTTTCGTAAAGACCCCAATGACAAATTGACGACGGAACTTACGTTGTTACGTCAACAGGTTAATGCGTTACTGCAAAAACAAACCGTGGTGCCTATCTTGGATACGGACCCCGACCCCACCCAACCGGGGAACATCTGGGTATTCGCCGATGGGCGTTTGCGAGTTCGTCTATATGACGGAACCATCAAAGAATGGGCAGCGGTGGCCGTGCCGGGATCGGGTACATCCGGAACACCGAAACCTGTTCGTCCCTCGGGCGGTACAACACTACGGAATCAATGGGTGGCGAACTGGTCACAGTCATATCAAGATGACGGATCGGCCCGTGCAGATTATCCAGAACGGTTGTGGATCGGTAATTACGTCGGGATCCTGGGAAATAACGCGGCGTTGATTGGTTTTGATTGGGCTGATATTCAAACCCAACTCGTCGGCGCTGAAATTACCGGGGTGCGGGTATATTACAGCAATGCGTACGCCAACCAGCCAGCGGGTATCCACACCTATTGGGGGACGCACAACAACCCAACCCAGCCGGCAGTGTGGCAATCCGTGGTGGATTACCCCATCGCTGACCGTTGGTACGGCCCGTCCGAGGCGGGATGGACATCGCTGCCTTCATGGGTCGGCGAAGAGTTCCGTGATTCAGCCGCATTCGGTTTGCTGGTTGCCGGTGGCGACGGGGTCGGAGTGAATGGATGGGGGTATGGGGTTACGACAACAACACCTCCAATTTTGGAGATCACGTATGTCAAGTGATGACACCAAGCGCGTTTTCCACACCCTGGCTGAATTGTTTTCATTTCTGTACGGTGTGGTCGCTATGCTGATCGGACTGTCATACGCTTTTATCCCCGACAGGGCAACATCTGGTGCGTTGCGTGCAGCAACATTGGTGTTGCCTTTAACCCTGTGGGGATGGTTTTTTATGGTCGCCGGCGCTTTGGTGTTGGCGACGTTGGTTGTGCATAAACTGCAAAACATCTCCCATCTTATCGCCGGTTGCTTGTGGGCCGCGTGGACGGGTGTCATCGTGTCGGCTGCAATCACCGGATTAATTTCGGTGGGGGCTCCCTTCTCGGTTATGTCACTGTTGTTTGGGCACTTGATCCTGTCCATGCATTACAGAAAACGTGGCAGAGGTGATCATGGGTGAACTTCCCACCATTCTTGCGGGCAGCGGCGTATTCGGTATTCTCGGATTCGTTATCATCTATCTGATTAACGGTAACCGGGTTGACCGTAAAGATTACCGTGCAGCAGAAGAGGCATCAGAAAAACGGGTTAATAACGCGATGGATGAATACCGTAAAGCCCAAAGTGTTATTGACGATCTACGAGATAAATTCCGGATAAAGGAAGATGCGTATCTTCAAACCATCCGCGAAAAAGATCGATTGATTTTCGATTTGCAGAGGGGAGGTGCGCCGGGTGGGAATTCTCCCTGACGACGACACAACCCCGCTCCATCAATTGGTGCGTGAAAAACAACGCAAAGATAAAACGCGGCTGGTTGTTGTCGGTGTGGGCGCACTCGCAATTGGGCTGTTGATGGCGTTTGTGTTGATCTCATTTTTCAATCGATCAGCCACGGCAGACAAAAATGGCCAAGAAAAAGTTCAAGCACAAGTTCAGGCATCGCAAAACGCGGGAGCTGCGAATACCAACAAATCTGCAGCCGAGACATTGTGCAACCAGATAAAAACGTTGGGACGTGAATGCGCGGTTAATCCGCAAACCCTGCCCACACCCATTGTAGTTCCTGGACCGACTGGTGAACCCGGTATTAACGGGCAACCGGGGATTAACGGACTCAATGGTTCGGCTGGTCCATCGGGACCGATTGGTCCATCGGGCGCACCGGGGGTGAATGGCACCAATGGCAACAACGGCGCTGACGGTCAAAACGGGAAAGACGGTGCGGATTCCGTGGTACCTGGACCTACGGGTCCACCCGGCCCACCATGTCCGGACGGTTATACCCGGCAACCACGGGATCAACCCAATGGGGAAACGTGGCTGGTGTGCGTCAAGACGGTGGATGAGAGCCCGTCTCCCGCCATCAAACCGTTGTCGTACACATCGGTGACCCCCGACGTATCGCCGTCCGTGCTGTGGACGGCTGGGGGCGGATGTGTCATGCTCATCGGGGGATTCGTTTGGTCATGGGCATTACGACGGAGGGAAAACACATGACGATTCCAGCATCGATCGCACAGGGTTGGTGGAGAAAACTTGCCGATGATTGTATAGCCAAGTTGGAGTTATACATCAACGATCCAGACCCAACGCTGAATAAAAACGGTCCGGTATTCGCCGCGATGTCTCGTGCCATCGGTGAATATTACGGATGGACGGATTCCCGAATTCCGGGACTACTGGCCCCGGTGTTCGCGGTTCGATCACCGTTCGGTGGGTACGGCCTTGGTGTGGCGTACAACGGCAACCCCGCTGACGCGATCTACGCAATCACCACGTCATGTTTCGTCGGGCCACACATCGCAGCAGCATATGACCATGGGCTGGTAGCGCAATCTGATTTTGATGCGCTATTAGATTGCGTACGGAACTGGCCAACGTTTACGTACTCCGGTGTGCCATGGGCACTGCCGGATTATTCAGCAACCGCGACCGGTGGCACGACGGTTGAACACACCAAAGAACGGGTGTGGAACATCGTCGCGGCCATGGCTACATTTTTGCTGTACAACCGCACCAAACATTCCGTGGTAGCCGCGCAGACGGATTGTTTGAACAAAGGCGTGGACTGGAAAGATTCCATCAAATGGTCCATGAACAAGGCCGTGAATTTCGGCGGCTGGGGTTATCAAGGTGTGAACCGCACCGTTCGTCAAGATGGTTCTCATAACTGGTTGTGTGCCACGATGTCTCCGTGGCTTGACGGTGGTGCTGCGCCATTGCGTACGCAGATGACAGCCGGATACACACCGGGTGATGCGGCGCCAACAGCAGGTACGTCGGAAAGCAATTACATGGCTGGGGCGTTGGCATTGATGAGCCAGCATCCGGAAGCATTCGCCCCAGCAGGTACACCAACCGGTCAATATTCGTTCGCGGATCAGTTGATCGGACGTGCGGCGGCAGCCATTGCGGCAAATGACGCGAGCACCGACCCAGGGGGTTGGGCTGTAAACGCGATCATGTTTACGCTTATCGATCGGATTGGAAACACGCTATGACTGATGAAGACATTCATCTGGATGACCACACCGATGATGAACCGGTGGCCCCGTGTCCCGCATTGCCGGCCGGTACCCGTCGTGAAGCTGATGACGATGACCCGGTGATTGAGCCCGACGTATGGCCGGCACGGCCGTTGATGGCCCCCGTGGAACACGTCGAGGATGACGCGTGATTACCTCTGGGTTTTCCCATGGGTACGCATGGAAGTATTCGCAGCCGGTCATTGATGGAATGACAGCGGGGGCCGATATCGGGTTGACCGTGTATGGCCTGGGTGATGATTCGCATTGGTTGGGGTGTGGTGACCATATTTCTAAACCATGCTCGGGTCACGCGGGGTGGATAACCGCATTTGATGTGATGGCTAAAACTGGTGTGTTTGATCCGGTGGACTGTGCGACGAAATTCTTGTTGCCTATCCTCAAGGCCGACGCGTCATTTTACCCGTGGTTCAAATACATGCTCACGGACATGCATCTGTGGGACCGTCGCGCCCCACACAATCTGCAAATGCAGGACGGCGGAGATGATGCGGGACATCTACACATCTCGTGCACGAACTCCATGGGACTGCGGTGCACGTTCATTCAGGATTACCAGGCGTGGAAGAAAGCCGGCCGGCCGCCGGTTGTCGCATGGTTCCGTAACAAAGGCCAAGCGGCAGTGGAGGTTGAATCTCACATGAACACATTGACTCTCGCGGATGACAAAACCACGGTGACGTTTGCTATCGACGTGTTGGGCCACCCCGTGATCTCGTACAACGATGGCGACGATTGGACGGTCATTAACACAGCCGTCAAGTTCGCGGGGGGAATTTCCGTGGACTCGTTTGACGGGGATTACCTCGTGGCGTCATGTGCACTCGCGTCTACCCGCGAGATTTACATGCTGCACATCCCCACACCAAAAACCCCGTCCGCCGGCTACCGCGCACAGCCGATGGGTGGACAGGCGGGAGATACCCCGTGCATCACGGTAAAGCCTGATCGCACCATCATGTTGATGACGCGCGGGAACCGTGACGTAAAAGGCGCGGATGGAAAGGTTATTCCTGCCGGTCGGCCGTGGCGTAAATACGTCATGAAAGATGGGCGCGTGAAAGATTGGGCGCCAGTCAAACAGGGATTGGTGGCTTAACAACCCAGAAAGGGGTCGTCATCATGGCGGCTTATCTCAAAACATGGCTCGGTGTCGTCATGACCGTGCTCATGGGTGTTGGGTCGTTCGTCGCGGACGGCAACATGTCGGTGGCTGACTGGATCTCTACCGGCATGATTTTGGTTGGCACCGTCGCGGTGTGGAGGTTCCCGAATACCACGGCCACCGACGTAGCCAAATTTATCGCGATGGTCGCGGCCGGGTCGCTCCCCGTACTTGGTGTGATTTTGTCTGACGGCATGTGGACCGGACCCGAAACGGTACAGTTTATCATCGCTGTTTTGGCCGCAGGTGGCGTGGTGGTGGTGCCCAATGTGGGGTACGTTCCGAAGGCAGTTACAGCGGCCCCACCGGGCCTGTAGTACCAAGCGATACCAAGTCAGTACCAAAGCAATTTGGTATCACCCCGAATCGGTGTGGTACCACTGGTACCATCCCCCTATGGGGGGGTGGGACCAAGTACCACCATTCGGTTGCGCGAAGGTAAAAGCGATCCCAACCCCGGTTGGTACCAAAACGAACGATGACCCCCGTCGGGTGTGGTTTCAATGCCACGCTCGACGGGGGTCTTTTTTAGTTTCCAGCGTACCCGGACTTGAACAACCGTGGTGCTTGTCTGAAAAGGTTACGGCCGAGTGCGTGAAACAATCTTTCACCTATACCTGACCGTTGCATGCTGGTTGGCTTGTTGCATCCGGCGCACACCATGTAACCTTTGGTTGCGCTGCGGGTCCATCCGGATTTTGAGTTGCGGATGCACCTGCAATGTTCACCTTTTGGCGGAACCTGATAAATCCCGACGGTACGGCCGGCGTCTTGATCCCCGATATATCTGTTGGCCAATTGTTGGACCTGTGCGGTGGTGGTCACGTACACCACGACTACGTACGGCACGTCATCTCCTTGTCTACCCGATAATCGGTGAACATCCATTCAGACCACACACCATGTCGGCCAGTTTCGTGTGTTCGGTATTGACCCATCAGTTGGTGTGGCCACAGGTCCGGTCCCGCATTCGCTACCGACGATTCAAAAAGCGATGGGAACACCTGACGGTAATGCAGCGGAGATTCACGGAGCAACATCGCACGGTGCGACTGGTGAAGGTCCGGCCAACCGAACCACCACGGCAACGTTTCGGCCGTCAGCCGTTCGGAGATCAACGCAACCCATGTTTCGGGGTCATCGGACCATCGGGACCCGATAAACGCCTCTGCGTTGGGCTGACGCATTTTTACGGGCATGGCACGGGCCATGGTGTTTGCGTACGCGGCCAATGCCGGCACGTACCCCGTCCACATGCGTACGGCTGGGTTGTTGGATTGCGGCGTGTTGGCCATGGCAGGTGTGGTCAACACGTTGAGGATGGTGATGGCGTCATCGAGCGATTGTTCGAGCGCCACCGGACCGAGTGCGCGGGCGGACATGACGTAATCCGGGTACGGCAGATACGTGATCATGGGGCTGGACCCTACGCCGTTTGACGCCAGCCCAGCCCGTCGATAAAGTCCGTTGCATCAACCTGGAACAGATTCCGGGACACAACATCCACCCCGTTGGAAGGATTTACCATGCCCCGTCGCACCGCAACCAAGCCGGCCCCGGTCGAGGAGGACGTTTTCTCGGACGTTGACGATCTCGAACTCGATGATGACGAACTCGTCGAGGACACCGACGATGACGACGAACTCGTTGACGAGGTTGACGACGAATTGGACGAGGAAGAGCCGGAGCCCGATCCGGCGCCCGTGAAGCGTCGGGGCCGTCCGCGTAAGGCCGTCGCACCGGTTGTTGAGGACGACGAGGAAGAGGTTGCCCCCGCACCGAAAAAGCGGGGTCGCCCGGCTGGCGCCGCGAAAAAGGCCGCACCGGCTGCGGCGAAAAAGCCAGCCGCTCCACGTGAGTCGTCCATCGAGTTCGGTTCGGCGTGGCTGGCCGATGTGGTCAATGAGGCCATCGGCACGGACTTCACTCCGTCAGGAATTCGTGGCGTGCTGCGGAAGATGTCCCGTGACGGTTTGTACGGCCGTTCGGTTGGTCAGGGTTCGGGTCGGTATTCGTTCAAGGGCGAGAATGATCCGATGGTCAAAAAGGTGATTCGTGCGGCCAAGGCCGCCCCCGCTCCGAAGGAAAAGGCCGCACCGGTCGCCAAGCCGGCCCCCGCGAAAGCCGCCACACCGGTCAAGCGTGCCCCGGCCAAGAAGGCGGCACCGGCCAAGGCCGCCGCAACTCCGACTCGCCGTGGTCGGCCACGCAAGACCACCGCGTAACAACACACAAAAACGGATGGCGCCTGGTGTACGTACCGGGCGCCTTTTCCGTGTCCGTTAATATGCGGGGTGACGAACGGAGTTTGAATGAACTGGGTTGATTTGCCGAATGGACGATCGCACAAAACCTCAAACCCACACCGACACGATGACATCTTGAAACTAAAAATGCAGCCCGGTGTATGGGCTGAATTGTCAATCCATGCCAACCCCAAAGCGGCCCGTCAGGTCGTACTGCGGTTGCGTAAGAGATACAACGGTCATCCGTACGACGATCAACACCCGTACGAATTCACCTCACGGGTGTGGCGTCCGGCGGGGGACCTGGATATCACACGACCCGTGCCCCAGGCGAAGGTGTACGGCCGATGGGTCGGGGAAAGTCCGACCGTTATACCTGTTGACACGATGGACGCCCAAGGTTAGGTTGGTGTTGTTCCGCCCGCACCCGCCCCGCACCCGAAGGAGTGGATCATGAATCCACGCGTCGCACAGATCGCCGGATCACACGGAAACCGGCCCCTCGACAACCCGGCTGTTCTCGAACAACACGGCCGTAATCTGCACCGTCCGGCGGCAAACGTGCCGGTCAAATGCTTCCACGTGACCGGGTCATGGCCAACCGACCAATGGTGTGGTGCCGGGGCCACCGGTTTCCACCCGGTGACCAACGCCCCGGTGTGCCCGGACCACGGCGGCCCCGCCGTACGGACCGTGGTCGAAACCGCCCTGTCATCGCGCCCGGTGTCCGGTCCGCCTGCGGACGGCATGATGACCGACAAACAACGCGCGTACATCATCCGGTTGCTTGATCAGGTTCCGGCGGACGTGCGCGGCGTGGCGTTGCCGTGGTTCATCGGTCGTTCGTTGACCCGTGCGGCGGCATCGGACGCCATTGACCGGTTGAAGGCACACCGGGGACGCCACCGGATACAACCAGGCACCGACTGTTGAACCCACCCACACGTCACACGTCGCGGATACGATTGCTGTCCGTGCCATGACCACACCGGACGTGCCGGCTGGCCGATATGCTATTTCGACGGACGGCACATGGAATTTTTACAAGGTGGACCGTCCAACCGAAGGCACATACGCGGGTCGTACGTTTGTCCGGCGCCAGGCCGGGGATGATTTGATCCGGATTTATTCGGCTGACCGGTTCGACGTGTTGCGGGCTATCGCCGTTGACCCGAAAACCGCATCTGTCATGTATGGAAAACAACTTGGCGCTTGCGGTGTGTGCGGCCGGACGTTGACCGACCCCGATTCGATCCGCAACGGCATCGGACCGGTGTGTTCTGGCAAAATGCATGAATCTCACGGTTGGTAATACGTTTGCCGTGGTCAACCCCCGGATTACGTTTGGGGGTTGACCAACCCATTAAGGGTATGTTAGGGTTTTGTGATCCGCGCCATCCCGCACCCACGGAGATGATCATGACGTACACTATCGTTATCTGCCCATCATGTTCGCACGTTATCCCGGACAATCAGGTCCCGGTATTCGCGGCCGATGGTTCCGGCCTCCCCCGCCACGCATTGTGCGTGTTGCGTGATTCCACGGAGGCGGACCGCCACACCCTCCCGTACCTTCGGGCTATCGGCGTGATCGTCGATAAATGGGGCTGGAACAACGCGCTGGACATCGTCCACATGCATTACACCTGCATGCCGGACTACCCGGAATACGTCACCGAAGACGTTCGCGCATACGACTTTTACAACGACTGACCCGCCATGCTTCGCGTATTGGTGTGGGTCATTGGCTGGCTCACCGTTGCCGCCGTTCTCGCGTATTACTTGCCGTGATCAGGAATCATCCGGCCCGTGCTGCTAATGGGCGTACGGGTCGGGTGATGCCCCGTCAACGCACGCACCCCGAAAGGCACCAAAACATGATCACCCGAAATTGGACCCGCATCTCCCGTTGGGTGTGGCCCAACGAAAACCGCCCCGTTGCGTATGTCGGCCGCCACCGTCCGGAAACGGCGGGTGTGTGATGACCATGACCTCATCGGACGTGGCTCGGGAAATTGGAACCGACGCGAAAACCCTTCGCCGTTTCCTGCGGGCGGACCCGTCATATCGCAATGTCGGATCGGGCGGCCGGTACGATTTTCAGCCATCGGATATCCCGACCGTCAAAAAACTGTTCACCGCGTGGATCGATGGAAAAAAGGTGTCGATTAAACCATCGGGAAAAACATCCGTGAAGACGGTCGATGCCACACCGCGTACCCGGGCGGAAATTGATGCCGATGTATGGGCCGAGGAAGACGCACAGCGCGCCGCTGCCGGGTTGGGGCCGGTCGTCGTTCCCCCGATGACCCCAACGTTACGACAGGCCGCTGCGGAGCGCGTGGCACGGTTGGAGGCACGGTTGCGGGAACGTGGACGCCACGTTTCCCAGGTTGACGGGGTGGATGATTGGCGCAACGATGCGCGCCCTGGTCGAGGTGCGTACAACCGGGAGGTTGCGGTATGAGCGAACAGGTGGTATCGGATGATCAATTGATAGCCGCCGTTCGTCGTTTCGAACCTGCTACGGCCGAGATGGTCACCCGACACCTACATGGTGTGGTGACACGTCAGGCCATACAGGCCCGGTTGGACCGGTTGGTCATGACGGGTGAGTTGGTGGCTTCAGATTGGGAACGTCCGCGACGGTACATCATCAAAATTGTCTGAAAGGTTGAGGTCCAAAACCTCGAAAAACCGTCCAATCGAGGGTAGGATTAACCCATGACCCACACTGGAAACACCGCATCGGACATCATCACGGCCAACGCCTCCCGCATGGCATCGGACCCCGACCGTAACGACACGTTGACCTGTGATGACCACCCGTACGTAATGGCCATCCTCGCGTACGCCCATCACGTGGCCCGGTTCCTGCCGCGTACCGTCACCCCCGGTGGGTTGGCCACCGACATTGCGGACGGCATCGCGACCGGGTACAAATTGGCGGTTGCCAAATTGGATGCGGCCATGTACGTACGGTGCGGCCGGATGTTCCTGGATGGCGCCACCGATGATGACCGGGACGAATTGATCATGGACATCGACGTTGTTACCTCGTACCTACCGTAATCGGACATACACCTTAACCCTCGTCCAACCGGGCGGGGGTTTTTGTGTGACCGGAAACCTCGATAAATTGTCCAAACGGATGAGGTGAAAACCTTGACATTGATCGAGGTTTGACCGTACGATGGTCCCATGACCACGACACGCACCGCACCGACCGGGTTCACCGTTCCGGCGTACTCCCTCAAATCCGGCGACCTGGTGACCGGGCGGTACGTGTACGACACCGAACCGGCTATGGTCGGCCGGCTGCGGATCAAATTTCAAGACAACGGCGCGGACATGTTGGTCCGCCCCACCGACACGATGACCGTGGAGAACTGATCATGACCGTTGCGCGCACCCTCGAACCGATCACGCCGGACATTGCGGCCGCCTTGGCGGCATCGATCCGGACCGCCGCGTGGTCCACGGAAAATCCGACCCGCACCCTGGCTGACAACCCGCATTACGTCGCCGGACGGGTTGCGATGCGCGCGGCGACCGGGTCGGCCCTGTCGATCATCGAATGCCCGTCATGCGGGTTGGTGGCCCCGCCCCTGTACGTTCCCGCGCTGACAACCTCGGACGCTGTCACCGTGTGCTGCAACCGGTCCACCGTCACCGTTGTGCGGCGTGTTCGCGGGGTGCGTTGATCATGGCTCGCAAAATGTGCGTCGCCTGTGGCGCCCGGCGACCGTCTCGTGCGGCCGGTTTGAATTCCGACCTGTGCGACCCGTGTTTCGATTACGCGGGTTGGGAAAATGCCCATTCGGACCAGGGTCACGATGCGTTGCCGGCCGTTCATCCGGACCGGGACGCGTGCCTGGTGTGCATCGGGTCCAACCCGGCGGAAGACATCGTGGTTGGCCACACCGACACGGTTGCGAAAACGTACACCCGCCACGCGGATCACCTGCACCTGGCCACGCCGCGCGATCGCGAACGGTGTCGCGCATCGGTGACCGTGACTGGCGTGTATTACCGCAACCTGGACGCGTACCCGATGGACCTGCCGGTCAAAAAATCCCGCCCCCGCGCACCGAAAGGAAAATGATCATGTACCGCGAAACGATTACGGGGGTGGCTGGGTCCATTGAGGTCGCCGTATTGCTGGCCGGGTCCATCACCCTCACGGTGACGGGTCCGTCATTTGATGGCGGATTGCCTGACGGGGGTGTGGTCATCGCGCCGATGGCGTTGACCCCGGACCAGACGGAGGCATTGGTGAAGGTATTGAACACGGCACGGTTCGCGGCTATGCCGGCCGCCGCACGTGCACGGGAACGGCTCGCGAACTTTCCCGCATCACCCGATTACACGGAAGGAAATTGATCATGGTCATGAGCCATGCAGGACACAATCACCCGGCCACACCTGCGGGTCGTGCGGCGTGCCGGAAGGCGGGCGGGGGAACGCAGCCGAATGCCGAACGGGCCATGGCCGTGACCTCGGGTGGTACAAAGGCCCGTCAGCCGGCCCGTAAGACGACGGACACGCACACCGTGGTAACGGAACCGGTGGGGCGTAAACGTCGGGCTACGGCCACGACAGCCGGTAAAATGCGCCGGTTGGCGTCCGATGCCGACCTGACCGACGTTCCGGCGCGGATGGTTCCGTACGTTCGTACCGCCTGGGACATTGGCGGGATGTCTGTGGAATTCACACCCAATCCTGACGGCAACGAAGCCGGCAATGAATACCTCATACGTATCGTCAAGGCCGGCAGTACCCGGCGTGGTGAGTCGTTCGTTGCATTGCGGGGAAAGGTCACCGGGCCGAAGACCATGGAATTGCGCGCATGGCATAAGCCACAAGCATCATCGGTGTGGATTACCATCAGGGATGTCAAAGCACACATTGAGTTGGTCGCGGGTCACCGTACCAACACCTTCGAAACAAAGGAACCGTGATGACCGTACCCAACGTCCCCAACCGTGACGGATTTGGTGGGTGGACCTACTCAACCCGTTTCCCGGATCCTCGTGTCCACACCGACGAGTTTCCGAACCGTCATTTCCACGAAGAGCCCGTGTATCACATGAGCGGGCCGGTGTCCGCTGGGACTCACCTTGTTCTGCGGACGCAGCCGCCGAAAGAGATCGCCATCGCGTATGTACTGTGGTTTTTCCTGTCGGCTCTCGGAATTCACCGGTTCTACCTGGGAAAGACAGGCACAGGAATCGCGATGCTGCTGTGCACGTTGTCTCTCGTGGGATATCCGGTTACGTTGGTGTGGCTCATCGTGGACGCATTCCTGATCCCGGGAATGGTCCGTACGTACAACGCTGGAGGTTAACATGGCTGTTCCGGTCGCGCCCAAACCGTTCGCTGTCGGAGAAAACGTCATCGGTCCGGGCGATGTGCTTTACCTCATCACGGCTATCCGGACCAACAAAAACCGCACGGTCATCACGGGGGTGTCTTCAACCATTACCCGCATCCCGGGAATCCCAAAACTGTCATCGGGTGCCGGTGGCGGGGGCAAGACGGTCACCGCTCCGGTCAAATATTTCCGGAGGCCATGACGTTTGATATCATCGCAGTGCGAGTGAAAAAATCGAATGTTCCGGGGTGGGCAAGGGAAAACGATCCTCGGGTTAAATGTTCGAACGAAACCCCCGTCGCGCGGAGTGGAATCCGTATTGGTTGCGACGGGGGTTTTGTTTAGCCCGAAATTAACGCGTCGATCTCGTCAATAATCGTCATGGCTTCTTTGATGGATTGGGCGACCATGACCGCACCCCCCGCATATCGAATCTTACCCATCACGCGTACCTGTACGATGGATGGTTGACCACCCGGCATCTTGGTTTCAATGGCCAGGAACCGACCCCGGTACACCCCGACGATATCCGGCAACCCAGCCATCATGAACGCGCTGCCGTGGTTTTTCCATACGAATGCCCCCCGTGCCGTGAGAGCGTCCATGATGGACCGTGACAGCCGTGATTCCGGTTGGCTGGTCACGATGGATCACATCCGCATACGCCGGTTGTGGAGTATGTCTGAAAACACGTGGGGCACGTACGGGCGGGTCGGGCGATTGTTGCCGTGTCATTCACGCACCCGATACAGCAGATGTCGCCATCGACGTATCGCGCCGGTTGACCGGGCCACAGGGTCAACATGCAATCGGCGCATTCAGTCTTGAACACAATCTCGAACACCGGACCGATGTCTCGCGGCACGGGCATTTCATGGGGTGTGGCGGGCATTAATTCTCCAATGGGTACGGAAAAGACCCAGCCGATCGGGGGAAAGGAAACAGAGGACCCCGACCGACCGGGTCTTTTCACCGGCACACGCACCCACGTGTTCACCCAATATATGTGACACGTGGGACGATGTCAATTACAGATCGTCCAGTTCCATTTCTTCGAGATCGTCGTCCCCGTCGACTTCTTCGTCATCATCGATGGGATCTTCGTCATCGACCGGATCTTCGTCATCATCGCCCGCGTCATCGGGCTCGTCACCGGAGAGTTCATCGGTGGGGAATGTGGCTTGGACCTTGGAACGGACCTTGTCCTCGTATTCGTCGTCCTCGAGGGCCACGCCGATTTCTTTTCCGACGAGGCCATTGGGGTCGACCATGATGCGCTTTTTCGGGACCGGCTTTCCGGTGGCCTCGATCAGTGCGCGAACCTTCCACAACGACTTTTCATCTAGCGTGCAATAGTACGGGTACGTCGCCCGAGCGTCGGACGCGAGCACGATGGTGAATACCCACATCGCATTTCCGGCCTTGGATTCGGAATCCTCGACCTTGACAATCTTGCCGAGGTAATCGCCCTCGGTCTTGTGTTTCGGTGAGAAATTACCGGCTTCCTTAACGTTGGTAAAATCCAACGGCTTTTTCGTCGCACCGTTCTTCGGTGTGGCTGCCGGCGCTGCCTTGGCGGCCGGTTTGCGTGCGGCGGTTGTGGTACGGGCACGTGTTGCCATTACTTGGTAACCTTTCCTTCATTGATCAATTGAACCAAACTTGGTACGGTCGGATCCTCCATGTACGCGGGCAATCGGTAATCGGAACGATAACCCGTGTCGTACATAATGTTGGGCTCCAACCACAAACGCCGTTGCAATACCTCCTTCTCGACAACCTTTTTTGTGATCGGGTGACGGAATTTCTTGACAATCTTGACTGTGTACAACCGGCCAATCACGTCCACCGCTGAATTCAATTCCCCCCGTGCGCCCTTCGGCAAATCCGGAACATACGCGATGGCCGCGTCTTCCGAATCTTCGTCATCATCTCCGGAGGCGGGTGCGTCCATCGCCCTTTCTTGGGACGTGAAGATAACGCCGATGGGCAACATCCGGAATTGATGAATCATGGTCTTTAGGATTTCTCCTGATTTACCATAATCCTTCAACTGGACCATTCCGGGTTTCCGATCGAGATCGGTTTTTTCAGCTTGGCCCATCACCCACTTGAGAGCCATGTTGGCAATCTTGGTCATACCGTCAACCGCCACCCACTCGTACGGGTGTTTTCCGGTGCGCAGGTATTTCAAGATATCGTCCATCTCTTCCCACCGGTCAATTGCCCACACATGCGGATCGAGTTTTTTCATCGAGTCCGTGCCGTTCTCCGGATCGATAATCAACACTTTACCCTTGCCGGGTGTGGTACAGAATTGCGTCTTACCCTTTTTGTTCCGCGCATAAACTAAGATGCGGGGCGGACGCGTGACCGATGACGGGCGATGGATTTTTGCCTTGGCAATCGCCATGTAGTCTTTTACTGCCATTCGACTCCTCTCGCGGGTTGATCATCATCCGTCGGTCACATGAAATGCGCAACCACCACCCCCGCGAGCATGATGAACGCACCAAAGATGGTGCCTGAAACGAACCACACCACACCAACGGACGCCACCGGTTCACCATGTACCGGGCGGTTGGATCGGACCGTTGTACGGCCTCGTGTGTCCGCCAGCGACCCGTCTGGGTCATCGTGCTTCGGTGTGGTCGCGAACTGCGGATGCTTGATGAACTGGGTTTCATCGTCTATTGGTGCCAGTCGTTCCATGTCCGGACGGATGGCTGCCCATTGTTCGCGGGTCAGCGGGTTGTTTGCGGGGTCTGGCTCGGTCATTCAGTCACCTCTTTTGGTTCGCCGTAATAGTCCAACGGGTCCCCGACCTTGAATTGTTGACGACGAATGCTGGCTGCATTTCCGTCGAACAATTCGACCTCACACAACTGGTTGTACGAACACATCCAGCGGCATGATCGATCGGGCACACGTTCAACCCGATTATGGTCTGAAAAATCATAGCCGTGCATTCGCTCGGACGTGTTCATTGCTTCACGCACAACGCGCTTGACCATGTCCGGATGCTTTTCCAAAACGTGTCGCTGGAAAAATGGGGATGACTGAATCTTGCCGTGTTCCCACCGTTGTTCTTTCAACGCTTGCAATTTGCCGGCATACCGTTCGTCACCCAGCAAACCGTATTCCTTCAACGCACGGTAATACGTCGGGTAATCTGTTTCGACGGCAACCTTGGACAACCGCGAACCATCCTTCAACAACGTTGGCTTTGCCGGTGGTTTGGTCCGAAGATAATTCCAGATGAATCCTTGTACCGGGATCTTATTTTTCCACGCTAGCCATAGGTAAATTGCCGACTGTGAATCGAGTAACCGTGAATTGAAATCGGGTAACACCTTGTGGGTTTTGTGGTCCTCGATCCACAACCCGTACTCGTCTTCAATCAGCAAATCCATGCGACCCCGGAGCACGTGGCCGTTGGGCAATGCGGCTTCCAACGTCAATTCAACCTCGTGAATTTTCCACCCGTGGTACGGGTCATCGGCGTTGGCGCCGTAATGCCACAGGTATGACCGCATCAACGTCATGCATTCACGCGGAAGATCGCCCAATTTTTCTTTTTCTTCATCGAACAGGTTTGCGTACCGAGCGGTATTGTGGGTGTGGATCGCTTTCCAATCCTCTCCCTTGTAATACGCCTCCAACAACTCGTGCATCCACACACCACGTTTCAACGGCGCGGATGTTTCCATCCGAGGCTTCAACCGCTCGGCGTATTTGTACTGTGCCTGCTTGGGACACCTACGAAACGATTTGATCATTGAGTTCGTTGTGACCGGTGCGCCGTCATCGGTTTCGTAAAGAGCCATGGGTCAGGTGGCAATTCGCGCGGATGAATTGTCGACCATATGACGGATGCGGTCGAGATGATCGTCCATGTCGTCAACCAACGCTTCCAACCGCTGGATGTCGGCTGCCATCTCATACACTGACCCGTACGTTTTGTATCCGCCATTGGGGAGTGTGACGCCAAAACCTGCGTCATCGGCTGGCCATGGGTGATTGATCGGATCTACCGGCGTTTGGCGGGGGGTCGCATTGGTCACGGACTCACCGAAGGATTGAATGTTTTCTCGTACCTTTTCGATGGCGATGTTGAATGCTTTTACCAGATCATCGACGCGATCGCTGACGGGTGTATCGGTCATGCTCAACAACCTTCCACAGGCGGGACAACGTAGATATCTTGCGGCTTTCCGAAACTCGTCACACACCACACAATCTCGGCCGTGAATTCCTTCAAGGGGCATACCCTCTACCCCGGACGGTACGATCTTCATGCGGCCATTTCTCCTCGGTAATCGTAAACTTCAGCGGGTGTCAATTCGCGTGCGCCGCCCCATCGTGTACCCACGGATACATCCGCGACAATCGGGACCGTGAGATTGACGCCAAACAAACGGCGGAGTGGGAGATTCTCCATGGTGTCCTTGATCAACGGTAGCGCACGGGCGAGATCGTGGTCAGCGATATCAAAGTTGATCGCGTCATGCACCGTACCCACGATATGACCGTCGATATCGTGGGTGATGAACAGGTCATGCAAAATGGTCAATGCCAGCAACGCCATGTCAGACGCGAACGATTGAATGGGTGAGTTGATGGCTTGCCGTTCGGCTTCCGCCCGTACTCCTTCATCGGCCGAACGGATATCGGGGAGGTGACGGATACGGCCGATGGGCGATTCGACCCGTGCGTATTTACGGACCAGTCGGCGTTGTTTGTTGTGCCACGCGGGGAGATCCGACCACATTTCAAAGAATGCCCGTTTGGCTGCCTTGGCTTGTTCCTCCGTGAAATGCACTTGATATTGCGTCCACGCGGTCTCAATGAATTTCGCCCAGTTCATGCCATACAGGAATCCGAAGTTCACCGGCTTGGCCGCCTTACGTTCTTCCTTGGTGATTTTCTCACGGGGTTTTCCGGTCATGCGCATAGCCATAGCCATGTGCAAATCCTGGCCGGTGTTGTAATGGTGCAGCATGTTTCGTTCTTGGGCGACGAATGCCACCGTACGCAATTCAACCTGTGAATAATCCGCCTGTACGAATTTACGTCCCGGTGGCGCACCGAAGATACCCCGCACAAAAATGTCACGCGGTACTTGCTGTGCGTTCATTCCCCGTTCTTGTTTGCGTGCGGTCAATTTGTCTTCGTCGGCTTTACCCGATGACAACCGGCCCGTGGTCGTCCCGTTCAACTTGAAGTTGGTGTGGATGTATCCGTCATCGTCGAGTTGTTCGGCGTACGGGTTGAAGAATGACGTCTGGCATTTGTTCCACCACGACCGCTTGATCAACAACTGGGGCACGTCGGCATGGGGCAATTCAGCCAACGTGAACATGACTGATTCCGACACGGACGGGTCACCGGGTGAACCATCATCTTTTTGCTTACCCCGTGCGATAACCGGAAAATTCAGATGGTCGAACAACCACCACCGCAGAAAATTTGAGGGGTTGTAATTAACCGCCTTGATCTTCTCCGGCCATTCCTCGGATGGCGGAATCCACACCGACAACAACGTTTCGATCTCGGCTTGATTCGCTGCCGCGATGGCGCAGTTTTTTTCCATCTGGTCACGGTCGACCCAAATGCCTTTTGCTTCGGAAAATGTCAACGCTTCCGATGCGGGCATCATGATGAACTTAAAGATGCGTGCGATACGCGGCCGTTTAATGAGGTCACGTTTCAACACATCCGACAACCTTAACGTGTGCCACGTATCGAGCGCGTTGTACCACAGTACGTCAGCGATGGGTGTGGTCAACAGGTCACGGGTGTCGATTCCCCACGGTTCGGCGCCGAGAAGTTGTTGCGCCAATGGCTTTAATCCTTTGGGACGGTTCTCGTCCAACAGATGTGCGGCCAAGATAGTATCAAAGGTTAGTTTGATACCGCCCCACACCGATGAGAAATGCCGACACCAGCGCAGATCGAATTTACCGTTCTGGGCTATAATTCGGGGCGTACCCGTGATCCGGGTGATGGCTTGCCCGATGATGTCGAGCACACGTTCCCATGCCGACCGGAACGGGGATTCCGGATGGTACAAAGGAACGGCCCAGGCGATCGCTGACGCGTCATCGGCCCCCGTGCGGGTGGTTATCGCGATCGACACGATGTGTGCGTCAGCGTCGGTCTCACGGCCCATGGTGGTTTCTATGTCGAACGACACCGTATCGGATGACTGGATAACGGCCAGCATACGTTTCAACGTCGGTCGGTCCATCACCGGTACGTACGTGTCAGGTGTGGGTACGAGATATTGCATGGTGTCGCGTCGACCCGTGATGGTGTCAGCGACGAATTTCAGATCAGCAACCAACCCCCCGCGTTGTCCGGGGTTACGTGCGGCAGATGCGGGAGAGATCGTGGGTATGACGATGGCGCGGCATGCGTGCGTGAACTTTTGCCCCCGATATTTCATGATGCCTGATTTACCGGTGGTCGAATACAACGCCTCGTTGCCCAACGCGATGATGTATTTAGGCTTGATCATTTCCAATTCTTGATCAAGGTATGACCGGCACGCTTTCATGTCGGCCTTGTTGGGTTCTATCCCCCATGCACGGCATTTTAACGCTGCGGTGAAAACCACGACTGACGGGTCAATGCCAGCCGTGGTCAGATAATCGTTCAATTCAGTTTGTCCACGCTTGCTCAACGGAACCTTGGTGACGACGACGATTTTCGCCGGCACCGGTCCTCGTCCAACCACACAACGATCGTTGCCATCGGCCCCGGCGTGTAACCGGCACAGATCGCAGTTTTCGTCACGGAGAATTGACAGCGTGCGCGTCATTCACAACCGCCTGATAACTAATTGTTTTGATGCCGACTTGGGTTAACAACGTCATCCCGGTGACATCCCGAAATGGCTCATCCCACCATACGCATGTAATGCCAGCGTTGATGATCGCGCGGGCGCAACGCGGGCATGGCATGCATGTGCAAAATATCGTGGCGCCGTCGAGAGCCACACCGTGACGAGCAGCAAAGAAGATCGCGTTTTCTTCGGCATGTGTGGCGACTGTGCATGGCTCGGGGGTGATGAATGGTAGACCACCCGGCATGAGGATCTCATCCGGGAGTGAATGGAAACAATGCGGGAGGCCGGCCGGTGCGCCGTTGTATCCGGACGCGATGATTCGCCCTTCGCGGGCGATGACCGCACCGACATGTTTACGTGCGCACGTGGATCGTTTCGAAAAGACCCATGCGGTCTCCATCAATGATTCAACCTGCGTTGGCCGGGTCATGACGCACCGATGATCTCACGTAGTTTGTGGTCATCGCCTCGAAAACAATGCAGCGAGGAAATGTTCATTACCAGTTCGCCAGGGTGAATAACGGATACCATCGGGTTCGAGGTAATGTCGAACGGGTCATCGGTGAGCCGGTTGTATTGTGTGCACACCCATTGCATCAACCGTCCGGTGAGGTAAATGTCATCGCGAAGGTACCGCACAAAATCGCATGACCGGATGGTGTAGAAACAATGCAGCCGGTTGTTACGGATGATGAAGTGATAGCCGATCGAGCACGGCACCCGTTCGCCGTGAACCGCGCCGGTATCTTCGGGAAACCACACCGGTAAGAACGCCTGGCGGGTGTTGCGGTCCGACACGAGTAGATTCACCACGTCATTGAGATCTCCGTATTCATAACGGATCCCTTGGTGTGGAAAAGGTGCGTTGGTATCTTCTGGCCCGATCCCCCCACCATTGGCTTCTTTTGGCCAATACCTCTCCATGTACGTGTGACTGAACTGACCGGTGGATTTATGGTCTTCCACCCCGCCTTTGTACCACGGCCACGATGCGTACGTGTCACCTGGGTTTGTGGGTTTACCCCCGATCCGTTCGCTGAAATGGTCATCGGCCCACGGTGTGGACGGAGATACGAGTGTGTGAAGGTTCGCCCGGTTGTACGGAATCACCAGGTGAAGATTCACGTTCAACAATTCGTGCATGTCGTGTGCTTTGGATTCGGACACGTCGATGGACTGCCACCGGTCGTTTTTGATCGGGTCGGTGTCGATCAACATTTTTCCGAATGCACGGTAAACCTGTTCGAAATCTTGGGGGGAAAACAACGCCTCATTCGTCGTCTTCAAACTCATCGGGTTCGGTGCGGTCATTTTCAACTCCGTTCAGGTGGGGCCAAATCTCCAACGTGGTCGCGTCCACCGAAGGCAACGGTGCGAACGTCCCAACGTTACGCAATCCCCCGGCGAACTGTTCGGCGTAGTCAACGCCATACACCTCGGTATGATACCGGCGCCGTACACGGTTGAATGACGAAAATGCTTCGTCGCCATACAACTTACCGGCCTCATCGGCCGCGTGGATGCGCGCGAATCCATCCAACGCTTTGCGGTATCCCGGACGTGCGCCGGGCCGTGATGGTGTGGCTGGGATGGCCATACGGGTTTCCCGAGTGACGTTGTCGATCAACCCCTCACGCATCTCATCATCCATTAACGGCCACGCCAGCGAACGGAACCCGTGAAATTGGGCGAGTTCGATGGACCATAGAAATGACATCCCCGCCGGTTCGATACCGATACGTTCGGCAACCAACTTCGCCAATGCGTACGCCACCGTGATATCAAGCGCGGCGAGGTAACCGAAATACGTCGTGCGAGAATGCATCGACAACTGGGGATACGGGTTGCGGCGAAAAGTGAAGTTCAACATGCATGACCCGAAGCGCCGGCGTACATGCTTGCCGTTACCCCGGCCTTGAACATGGTTCGTACGCAGCACGGCCAGACCACGACCGTTGCGTGATGACATCCGGGATTCGATGAGGTCGAGCCACGGGTTTAGTTCATCGGGGTTCAGGTATTGCCTAACCATCATGGTCCACCGAGACCGGGGAATCCACAGATTCCGTAGGTTGAATTCCCATTCGAATGACGGCGCGAATGTCGTCACGTTGTGCAGGCCGACCTCCGTCCCGTGCACCCAGTCAAAATCACGATTAAATCTCGTACCCATCATCAACCGGCGACACATGCCGTCATGCAACGCGGTTGCCGATGGGTAATTGAAGCCGTGGATCACCGCTCATCCACGTGCACGGAACCGTCAGGGTTCACGTAATCGTTTTTCGCCTCGCACCAATGCATATCCACACCGTCATCAACCGATGGCAGTTCGCATTTAACGGCTTCATCGTCGTACGCGCGGTGGCACCCGGGGCATTTGTTGGACCCGTCATAACCATCGGCTTGACGTTTGCGGTTCAGTTCGTTCTTGGCAACGTACTTGGTGTGAATCTCATCGGGGGTGGCACCAGCGATCAAGAACATGTTGACGAGGAAGTGCATTACGTCAATGCCTTCAGACACGAATGCGTCACGACGAAATTCAGTAGAGGCAGACCACGGTTTCCACGGAATTTCATCCAACATCTCGATGAGTTCGGCGATGGCGGCCAAGATATTGATGCGAATGTCTTGGATTTTATCTCTCGAATACTGGGGGTCATGACCGTTGATGATCATTTGAAGTTCCCGCTGCCGACGCATGATATCCGTCAAGATATCGTGCCGGTCAGTCGTGGGACGGGTGTCAGTCATGGAGGATCCCCAGTTCGGCAGCCATAATGGCTTCGATGATTTTCGCGTGTGAGTCGTTGGTGTAGTCGTACACGAATGATCCGCCGTGGTAGATCATCGTCCATAGACGGTACGCGGAATAGATCGCGCTGATGTTCGACGCCACACCTGACATGTGGTTATCAACCTGTTTCATGACGTTGTTCGCGACGACCTTTGCCGGGGGCAAACACCAGATGATGAACATGTTGCGCTGGATACCGTGCAGAATTTCGTCGCGGTTTCCCCAGTTGTCAAAACCCACGGCGACCTTGTCGCGACAGATCGGCCCGTACACCAGTTCCGAGATTCCGGGATGCCGGTCGTACAACTGGGTGGTTGGGGTGTGGCCGTCAGCGCCAAGCCAACCGGAATTTTTGTCCTGTTCGGCAATATCGTTCATCGCCCAGTCACACAGATTGTCGACCGGTCCACCCGTTGATGTGCACGCGCGCGGATGCACGGGTACGGGGAATCGTTCGGTGAACTGCCGAATGAGCGTTGATTTACCGGACCCGTCCGGCCCTTCAATCAACAAGTTTCGGGGCATGCAAAACCTCCATGGGTGTCGTGTACGTGTCCATTTTATGGATGGCGTGTTAGGTTCGTCAATCCAACAACAATCGCTCGGGCTTGTCGAGAATTGCGCGGGAAACTTCACCATCGGTCTGCAATGTTTCGTATAGGAGTTCGTCCACCGTGCCAGGAGCGATGAGATACGTAAACGTGGTGGAACGGCGGCTGAGAGCGATTCTGTCGCACGCTTGGGTGTAATCCACCCATGATGCCGTCATCGAGTACCACACCATGTGTGCGGCCGTTGAGAGGTCAATGCCCAATGATCCGGCGCCCGGTTGCATGATGAACGCGGCCGGACCATCGTCATCCCGGAAGTTCCGAATGGCTTGATCGGTGTCACCGCGTTTCATACCGCCACGCAACTCATACACCGTGATACCGATTTTTTTACACAGGTCACGGATGGCGTCAAGATCCGGGTTGAACCGGGCAGCGATAACGACTTTGTCATCCCGGTCAAAAATCTCGTCTTCCAACATCTCCCGCAACGCATTCAACTTTTCATGGCCGATACGAACCGACCACGATTTACGTTTGGCTGCGCCGGTACGCGGGTCCAACACAATGTCTTGCATGCCCGCGTTACCACCTGTGATCTGCGACAATCGCAACGCCTGGGTTAACGCGATGGTGGCTTCGGTGATCTCACCCGTGGAGATTTGGTGGACCATTTCTTTCGCCATGTCCTTGTACGCTTGGCGTGAATCGGTGAGCGGGGTGTGGACAATGCGTACATCTTTTGGGGGCAGGTCAAAACAGTCGTCACGTTTGACCGCGAATGAATCCCGATGGATGAGTTGTTTCAATTCTTTGAGGTTCGCCGGCCCGGTCCATTTTGGGTATGAGAATCCGTTACCCCCGACAGTAACCCAGTTCCCATAATGGTTCTTGAATTCTTGCGACGTGGGTACGTGGGCGAACCGTGCGGGGTTTAGAAATTGCCATTGCATGTAGATGTCAATGACGCGTTTGGCTTTTGTCTGGGGTGTGCCGGTCAAGATCATGCGGTACGTAAAATCGTCGCGCATGGACACCAGCATGGTGCCGGCCTTTGACGACGGGGATTTGATCTTGTGGCTCTCATCCAGCACACATAACGCCGGTTTACCGTCGAGCCATGCACGCAATCTCTTACGGGATTTAAACCGGCCGGTGGATGATGACCGGCGCCCGGACGGAAGTTTTTTACCCGGTACCTGGAACGCCTCGTAATTCACCAACAACACGTGTAGGTCGTAATGACCCGATGGCTTTGGTATTGCAGCCTGACGTGCGTCGGCATCCCACAGAATGATGTTGACCAGCAACGGGGAATGCCGGTGGAACTCTTCAATCCACACCCCCATCACGCGCGCCGGACACACGACAACCATGCGGTTAATGCGGCCGGCCGTTGCTAACATAGATGCGTAGTCCACTGTGGTTTTTGTCTTACCGGTGCGCGGTTCCATCAACAACGCGCCGCCTTTGTGGCGGATGAGAAATCGCAATGCACGGACCTGGTGTGCATACGGCTTGGTGCGGAACTTGTATTTCAACGCTCGACCATCACGTCAAATTCGCGGCCCAATACCTCGCATCGTTTGCAGGTGTCGCACACATCTTCATTGGGTTCTTCATGCCATGTACACGCGCATGGTGTGGTCTCAATGAAATTAAAAGCTCGGGTGATGGCGTCTTTCATGACTGAATCTTCGGCCGCGTCTTCATCGGGCGGATTGAAGGATCCGATGATCGCGTCACGTAGATATTCGTATGATGAAAGCCATTGGAACTTTTCGGTCTGCACACGTTCGAGTTGTTTCATGGCCCGGTCAAATGCTTCGTCTTTGTGTGTCATATCAATCCTTTCTTAACTGCGTATACCACGGCCTCGATTGTGGTACGTACGCCGAACTGTCGATTGATGTAGTCAAGATACCGGCGAACGGTGCGGGTGGACACCATGAAATGAAACGCGATCTGCACGTGTGTTTTTCCTTGGGCTGTCATTTTCAGCATGCCGAGACAAATTTCGTCCATCTCATGAATTTCTTTTACCTTTGGCATGGTACCTCAATACTTAATCGGATTGGTGCGGAGATACGCCTGACCGATGTCTGTGCCGGTCAGCGCGGACATAGCTATCCGGACGATGTCGGCCTCTTCTGATTCTACGGCGATGGTGTGGAGAGCCTCGACAAGAGTAACGCGGTCATCCATCGACGCGCGTTCACCGATTACATCGTCATCAGCCATGATGGGCATTGTACGTCCCCACGATGGCTTTCCGGATCCCACAGAAATGACACCGATACGGCTCGTCCGACGAAATAACCGATGAGAATTTAAGCGCATGGTGAACCATCGTCTCGTGAAACACGGAAGGGCGCCGGCAACGCGGGCACCACGGGTACGCATTCACGTCCCAGACGTAATGTGCGGGCGGCCCGAAAAACCGGCGACGCGATGTGATAGCCACGTCGATGAACGCGTCTGGGTTGTCGTACGCCCGGCGAAAATGACTCCACGCGTCGCGATACGTGGGGGTGCGTGTGGTGGCCCATTTACCGTTATCCCGCTGGACCCACACCTGCCATGGATTGCCGTGCGAGATAGATTCAGGAAGCCGTGGAATTGTCTTCATGAATTTGGCGTACACCGGGTCAAGCATCAGCGAGTGAATAGACGGCGGGGTGATCAGCGTCGCGGTCACGTCGGGTCAATTTTTGTCGCGGTGAAATAGCTGGTCAATACGCGTAGTTCAAACATCCCGTCAATACGGGTGAATGTCAGTTCGTATTGTGCGCGGGGTTTTGGCTTCTCAAGTATATCGTCGACTAACCACGGGATGGTTTTTATCTCGACGTAGAATTTGGCTTTACCCAGCATCGGTCCATCCTGATCTATGGACAGCCGGATATTCGACACGATGGTTTCGCCGGGATATTCCTGAAGATCAAAGGATACGTGTTCGACAACCTTCATGATGCGGCCGCCTCACGCAACACACGCACAACATCAGCTTCGGTGTGGTTGTCGTTCCAGTCAGCGAGAGACATCCCAACCCGTTCAACTGGCTCGATGTCTGGCCACACCTGCCGCTTGATCGCGTTAAAGGCCAGCGATTCAACCTCAATGGCGTCAGTTCGTTCGGTGTGTGTGGGGATAGACGGCATGAGTTTTGACGTTGCCGTCACCACAGACGTGACCAAGCAAAAACAACCGTTCGACATTTTCCTACCGTCCCACCAACCTTTTTCAACGATCAGTTCAGCGGCGGTATCACAGATTTCAGCCACGCTGGGTGTGGATACAGACATGTCATGAACCTTTCTGGGGGTTACGTAACGCGGACATAATTGCCCGTCGCTCGTCGTCAATCATCATCAACCATGCACGGAGAGACCCGGCGTGCCGGTTAAGCACGTGCCGATGAAACGTGTGGATAGTTGCGTATTGCTTTTGACAGTAAATGCAAAATGTTTCTGGGTCCCACCGACGTTTAGTTGTGCGCTGGTCACACAGAATTCCCGACCGGCATTGATACCACAGTATAGGTGTGGGCAATGATCCGGTGGGCGCGGGCAACCGCCGCATGATCAACCGCATCACCTGCGGCCGAGATGAATTTTTACCACAGTACAGGCAATGTAGTTCCGGCATCATGCCGTGACCGCCTCCCATTTATCCGAGGTGGCCGGGAACCATTTACGCGTGGTCGCTCCGCCGGGATATTCCACCTGGATCATGACCCGGTTTTTATCATCGTCGACTTTTACCACACGGCCAGGTGACCGATTACCCCCGAGTGTTTTTACCACCACAGGCGTGCCGATCGATGTCGTCATTTTTAATGCTCCAAACGTAAATGGGTGATGTGCGGTCCACATTGTGACAGACAAACGGGGAGCGGTGTCATTGAGCCATGATCAGTTGTACCATGGCCCATTCAACGTTATATGGCCGAAGGGAACCCCCATATGCTTACAGGTAAAACCCAGCCGATTAGACAAGTGATGATAGGTGAACGATGGTCTGTGTCTCGATTGGCTGAAGAAACCGGGGTGACGTATACGCACATGCGCGGATGTGTGTATGGCTGGGCTCATCCTTGCGATCATCTACGACAGGTGTTGCCCGAAATCTTGGGTGAATCCATTACTAACCTGTTTGATCCGGATGTCCTGTCAAGACCATACGCAGAACATTATGTGAACGGTGACAAGCGTCCGGCGCGGGTGTCAGTTAATGGCTGAATTCAATCGTGCCGAAGCGGCCGAGCATTTGCGATGGGCGTACGGGACCAACACGGGTTTTGTAGCTGTGGGACTACTCAACCGTGACACCGGCAAAATGACCCACAGGTTTTACCAATGGCCGATCCAACGGGGCCGGCTGCTCACAGACATTCAATCTGTCGTGTCAAGTGATAAACGTGTCGAGGTTTTTTATTGCCCCTTGCTCCGGGACAACCGCGAACGGTCAATAGAAAATGCCCCAACCAACGTACGCGTGGTGTGGGCGGACATAGACAAGCCAATCACTGACGACCAACGCGAACGGCTGATTGCGTGGGGCGCCCGTCTCATTGAAAGTGGCACCACAGGTAATTACCACGTGTATTTTAAGCTCAACCGTGAACTAACCGCTGGCGAACACAGGGGAATCAACATAGCATTACGCGAATGGCTGGGCGGCGACCCAAAGCTTGTGTCATCCAACGCGCTGTTACGTATCCCGGGCACGGTGAACCACAAACACACCCCGGCGACGGACGTACGGGTGGGTGTGGCATCACGCCGCACGGTGGATCTCACGCGCCTTACAGGGGTACTGGCGGATGTCACGGGCCACGCGGTGAACGTGCATACGGAGCAGGTGCGACCAACGCGCGCGGACAAAGCGTGGAAAAAAGTTAAGGTAGGTCATCTGCTGCGTCAAGGTCGCATCCGGTCAACCGTACGGATGTCCACCACTGCCGCTATCGACCGGTGGGGGAAGCGATACCACGCGGTCAATGGCGCCGTAGGCGATCTTGTAGAGTACGGGCTCACCGACGATCAGATCCACACCCTGATGGACGAATTCCCTGCTGCGGTGGATAAAGAAAATGACGAGCGCGGATATGACGTACACGCGGACGTGGCTCGCATTTTAGCCAAGCGATTTAACGGTGGTGCCGGGGGTGATGGCGCGGAACGCGGGTCAGATATTGACGGCGACGGGATTTTTGAAGCTGTTGTGGAGACAGGTTTATCGTCTGACGCGTGGAAAATAGTTCAACGCAAGCGCGCGGATTTTGAAGCGAACCAATTTATCGCCACCGAACGGTTCATCTCACCCCCGGCGGATGTGTCGTGGGACGCGGGATACGCGCTGGCCAATCCACCGACAGAACAAAAACATCTGATAGATGGCATCGTCGGTGTGGATCACAACGTCATTGTGACGGCACAGTACAAAACAGGTAAGACGACGTTTGTGGTTTCTAATCTGCTGCGGTCACTCACGGACGGTGTGCCGTTTTTAGGTGAACGTGACGTACACATCACCGATGACGTGCGAGCGGGGTCAGGTATGGGGGGGTTAATTGCCGGTCACTGGAACTGTGAAATGACGGCCCGTGAACTTGTCGACGACTACATCCGCCCGGCGGAATTTAAGCAACCGGACAACCTGTACGTTGCCAATCTACAGGGTTACGGCATGAATCTGTTATCAGACAAAGGTAAAGAATGGGCCGTCGAATGGCTGTCCACACGGGGCGTCAAGGTGTGGGCGATAGATTCACTGGCCCGTATCGCGCGGATGGCGGGCGTGAACGAAAATGACAACGGCGAGGTCATGCACTTGCTCACCACGATTGACGAGATCAAACAGCAGGCGGGCGTGCCGGTGTGTTTCGTCATCACCCACACCGGCCGGGCGGTTATGGACGAGGGGTCTGAACGGGCGCGTGGCGCCACCGTTGTTGACGATTGGCCATCGGCCCGGTGGATCATGACGCGCGATGGTGCGTTGCGGTATCTGGCCGTTGACGGGCGGGGTGTGGGGATGGAAACCACGCGGTTGAATTTCGATGAGGCAACGCGTCGCATGACATTGGGCACGGGGGGTAAGGAAATGAACAAATTCACCTCGGCCATTGAAGTTATCCAGACATTGGTGCGTGAAAATGAAGGTGTTTTTAATAAGAACGCGTTGGCCAGGGAATGTCAAAAAGCGGGTGTGTTGGGGTCCAATCGAACCAAGGTTATGGAGTGTATTAAAGAAGCAGTAGATGCTGGTTTCGTGGCGGAAAAACCCACGGGACGAGGTAAAGAACGAGTGTACATCATGCCTGTGGTCGCGGACGGTGGTGCACGTGCGCGGACGTTGGAAATGAGCAACGTTCGGTCAAGGAAACAGCGAGTAGTTCGTTGAGAAATAACGTGTTGAAACCAGGTATAAAGCAGGGTCAGTACCAAGTGGTACCAACGTTGGTACTGACCGTTTGGTACCGGCACCAACTGACACCCCCATGTTGGTACCAAAAGAGGGGTGGGGTACTACGTACACCCCGATTTGGTACCAATGTGGGGGGGTGTTGGTTAATGAGAATTAGTGAACATGAGTGGTACCAACCCGATGTTGGTACCAATCGGGGTCGTGATGGTCATGACGGACGGATGGTGGATGGGTGATGTACATGTCGGAAGAAATAGTGACACGACAGGACGCCAGCAAAATTGTGCGACAGCTGGTTAAATTAAACCCGGGGATCGATGAAGGTGATCTGGTACATCGTGGTGACATCGCGATGGAGGAACTGGAGCGGATGAAAATAATTGCCGCGTTGTTGCAAGCGTGGGAATCTGGACAGGTGAAGATGAATGTTGTTGACGGAGAAGTCACATGGGAAAAATAACGGTTGGTGTCACGTTCGGTGTGGAGCGTGAGCTGTTGGAGATGATGCCTCGAGCATTTGTGGACATGTACTCGGACCTTGTGGTGCGGGCATACACAGCTGCAGCGATGGGGTCATCCGATGGTGTGGCTCGACGAGCAGTGGGGGCGGCCGAACTCGGAAAGGTGACGGGACGCGATGGAGTTCGGGAAAGGGTGTCGTCAGGTCAGGTATCGACACGGGCTGGTGCGGTTCGGGCTGGGGGAGTTGTTGAAGGTGCGATCGGGGGTGTGGTTGCCGATGGTCGGGCACAAGTTTTGAAGGAGAAGGTGGATCGACAGTTGCGGGCAATGGTGCGCAAGGTTATGCGCTCAGAAGGTGAAGATAGTCCACAGTATCAACTAATTCGCAAATGCTCCAGCTGTAACCGATTCTGTGACGAGACGTGGTCGTGGTGTCCATGGTGTCGCGGACAGACCCAACAAGTCGATTAAAGAATGGATTAAACAATGCCATCAAAAAAGCAATTTGATGAATTGCAACAATTGGATTTACGACGCCAGTCACAGATCCGCAATCAGATCGATATCATCAACCGTCTTCTTGCCCAGGTTAACAATTACAAATATGGCATGAATCAGATGCGGGAAGTGTTTTCCAATCCGGCCGAGATGGTGATGACGGCAGGTGTGGTCGACATGATCAACGCCATCGAGGCACGGTATTCAGAACCGTTGGACACCGATTCCGTGGTGATTCGGGTCCGTGATGCGGCATCATGGACCCCAGACACGCCGTAAAAATGGCTTAGCCCAACGCTCCCGGCCTGTCATGGGTCGGGGGTGAGTGGGACATGGACACGGGGTTTCAACGTCTTAGATTTGATCTGACGGCCTTTGGTGAATGCGGGGATGGACTAACACTGGATCGATACGGTCAACGGAACGACGAAAGGAAATGATCATGCCCACACGCTCCCGTTCAAACGCACGGCCTGTCAAGGCGGTGAACAACCCCCCGCACAAATGTCCGCACGCCGTACAACATGCGATGACGGACAATGCGAAAACGTCGGCGCGAATGATGGCCGAACAAGCGGACCACGACGATTTGCCGGTGCTCGCGAAAATGATGCGCGACCGGTTGGGACCGTGCATTGTTGACGACGAAAAGGCGACCGTTTAAATGGACACCCGTACATTCTTGTATGTCGATCGGGGTAACGTCCCACGGGACACATTCACCATCCCGACGATGGCCGTTGGTGACAAGGTATACGTCGCAAATCGCATCGGATCGATCCGGGGGTTCAATTCGCACCACGTGAGTGTTGTGTGGGATGACGTGACACCCGTGACGACATACACGCTCGATCCGATCGGGTTTGTCGATCTTACTGCGGCATTCGCTGATACGTGTGTGTCGGGTAAACATGCGCGGTTGCGTGATGCGGTTGCGTATCAAGAAGCACGTGTCGCAACACGGGATGAACGTATCGCTGCGTTGACCGATCAGTGTGAGAACGCGGTGTCGGGTGTGGTCCAGGCCAACAAACTGTTGAGTGAACTCGAGCACATCATTCCGGCGGTACCCGGCGGGTTGGCCGATGCCGCGCGTAAATTGGTTGAACGTGAGGAGGTGTTGACTTCTCAACGGAACAACGCTCGACGTGCGTTGAAGAATGCGTTTGAAAGTATCGAGAAATACCGTACGTGTTTGCGTGTTGGTTTGAAGATGGGTGACGGTGTCGATCTTCCGTCTGACTTGGCGTTGCGCGATGGGTTTGTGAACTTTATTAATCGACACCGTCGACTGCAATCCACGTATGAGGACATGGCGCGGGAACGCAAACGGTTCGAGGACGAACTCGCGTCGATGACCGAACGTTGTCATAAGGTAATGCAAATCAATCAAGACGCGTCCGATCTTGTGAACCCGATCGTCGGCGAGGTTGGGTCATTGGTTGATGAGGTGTGTGAACTGGTCAACCGATATGAACGAATGCTCCAGACTGTGCAGTACGGTGTGGGTGCAATGACCCCAGATCCCGTGCACGACCCGATGCCCGAGATATTCGTCGATGTCGATGGAAGTCCATTGTCGCCGGGTGAAGCACGGGACATTCCCGCGTTTGTGTTTGACACCGTGCAACGTGATGAGATTCATCGGCTCGTGCATGACCACATCAAGCATTTGTACATTGAAACCGATGGATCAGGTTACTCGCACATCCGGTGGCCCGACGCTGCGTCTTAACCACACACCTTTAATGATGGCCGGTACAATGGCGTATCGGTCATCACGTGTAGATGAAAGGAATACGCAATGGCAAAGAACAAATCCAAGCAACATCGGAGCGGGTTGTTCACGGACGGCAGACCGGTGGGTACGGGCACGTGGCAGGCGGTCGCGGTGGGCATGCCGATCGGACTCATGATCTCCGTGGTGCTTGGCGTGACGGGTATCCGCCCGGCGCCGATGGTCATCGTGGGTGCGTCGGTGGTGGCTGTCATCGCCATCACGGTGTTTGTCTTGGTGGTTGGTTTGCGCGGGGGTCATGATGCCGTATAAGCATGGACAGCTGAACAAACGCACAGGTCATCACCCCGTGGTTCATGAGATCCGTAAAGCTGGTAAGGCGGCTGACAAACAAAGTGGCGGTTGCGCGATCATCATGATCTTTGTGCTGTGCATTCCGGCGCTGCTCGTGTTGTTCGCTGCATACGACGCATGGGTGTGGTCATGAGCAATATGTCGGGGGGCGATCGCAAACGCACCAAGAACAACCAAAACCTCCAGAAAGCATTTAAGAAATCGAACAACATGAACGCGGGTAAAGGTTGCGCGTTTATTCTGGTGATCGCTGGGTCGGTATTCGCCGGCGCTATCGGAGCGGCAACGTACGCGATCATTCAGGTATTGTCTTAATGGACGATTACAGCGAACGGACTAACAGGTTTATCCAACGGGAAAAGATTCGACGAAAGCGGGGGATGAGCGAAAAAGAATACCGCAAGCGTGAGGCGTTCATCGTTAAAGCCCGTAAGCAACAGGTGAATAAAGGCGACGGTTGTGCGATGGTGTTGTTTCCGTTTATCGCCATCGTCGCGGCTGTCGTTTACGGCATCGCACGGATGATGTAAGAAAGGACCACACCATGCCCGGAGGCCGACCGTACGCGTACTCGGTGGGATATGTGGTGTTGACCATGACCGGCAAATTCGATTCGGTGTGGTTGGACAGAGAGGCTGCGTGTGAATACTTGGAAAACCTGGGTGGTGGCTATCACCTCGTGGATGCGCCGCTCAAACGATCCCACGCCCCAGCGTTACCCAACACGGGTGCGCGAAATCTCATACGACAGGGCGTGGAAAGTCAACGCACCGGAACCACCTCCGTTGTCGTCAATGACCAAAGTAAAAAACCGGCACCGGATCCGTTAATAGATCCGATCAATATTCTGTTGGGTGGTGGTGGGGTCATTGTTGGCCACCTGAAGAATCTCGGTGGAGGCGATGACAAGATCATTGTTGAACGTGCTTGCGCCGTGTGTACCCATCACGTTGACATGCATGTGCTCGATGACGATTCGTCCACGGTGTTCTGTCTGATCTCTGGTTGTGATTGCGATAAGGTGACGTAATGAAAACCGATGACGTGCTTGGTCGATGGACGGTTGCCGAGATTGACCGTAAATTGCGGGATCTGATTGTCGTGTTGACCAAGGCACGATCATGCGGTGCGACCGGCACAGAATTCATCGTGAAAGATTCCATTGACGTATGGCTGGACCGGAGATTGTTGAGTAAAGATATTCATGGGTGAACTGATTATGGCTATGCGCGTTGACCTATTCTTTATGTTGGCGTGGTGGTTGTTCGCAGCATTCGTCGTGACTATGGTTATTGTCGGTGCCGGCATGGCATTGAGTCGATACATTTGGAGGAAACGACATGCCAGACGTTAACATTACCCGCGTGGTGTCCGAACAGGATGACGGAACCTGGGCGTGGACCGTATGGGCGGACGACGGCATCGGCCTCACGGCCGTGGGTGAAGGAACCGCTGCCACCGAAGACGAAACCCATGCCGCCGCGAATGCCGTCACGTACCCATGACCACCGCGAATTACAAGACCGTCATCAGACACAAACCAGAACCGAACGTGGATGATGACCTCGCGTATTTGCCGTGGGTATGGGCTGTGTACGACCTTAATTGGTCTACGGGAATGCCCATCGCTGCCGGGGAAACACCAACGGAATCCGGGGCACGGGACAAAGCACAGACGATTATCGACGATGAGCATTCGGACGCGTAGGGTGTGGGGACTATTAACCTAACGGCCTGGCCGGGTTGGCCATTGACGAAGCCACGTAGTGCGGGTTAATGTCTGCAAGATCAGAAAAGCGCCGATGATTCGTCATTGGCGCTTTTTCATGCGCGCGGGACGGGAGGTAACATATGCCCCGCCAACCCAACAACACGGCAGCACCCCATTGGGCCAGGGATTCCGAAGGTCGCCCAATTACCCAATCGGGTCGGCAATTGAAGACCGACCCACACAACGTGCGCATTCGGTTGCGCCGTCAACGTGTGAAGTCCGTTCGCGATATGGAATTGCTGTACGGAAAGCAATTCAGTGAATGGGATCTCGAAGAACTGGCTAAAGGTAAATGCAAGAACCCCGTGACCGGACGATTCCATGCCGGGCCACGCGCCGATTGGCTCGCATCGCCGATCATGGCGGAGATTCGCCAGCGATTCATTGACCTGACGCTGGAAAAACTGGACGGTCAAGTTCCATTCGCGCTCGACGTGTTGCGTAAATTGATGGTGTCCGAAGAACGCGATGAATTCGGCAAGTACATTGTCGAGCCGCGTGTGAAACTGGATGCCGCCAAGTTCATCATCGAACACGTCATTGGCAAACCGCGTCAGCGCGTGGATATTTCGGGTGATGACGCGTTGAAAAAGATCATGGCCGCTGCATTGGTCATGCCCAACGGCGATGACGCACACCCGGTCATTGACGGGGAATTGGTCGGTAAGGCATTCGACGAAATGCAAGAGGAGGATTAATGGTTGCCATTCGTCCGCGACGTGATCGCACGATTATTATCCCGCCGGTCACGTCCCATACCAACGTTTCGAAAATCGATCCGAACAGCGGTACGGAATTCGGAGGGGTGGCCGGGATGATCCAACCGGACCCGCACACGTTGACCCCGGCCGAAACGATTTCCGAGATATACGCGATCGATCCTACGGACGCAGGTCCTGGTTCGGCCCCCGGCGCGATGAGTCCCCCGGCATTTTAAATGCCTGGCTGGACAATTGACGCGGTTCAAGATTGGCACACAATCACGCGTCATGTGTTACCTCGTTTTGATGTGCGCCAGCACGACCGTTCGGTGTGGTGCTGGTGTGTTCCCATGTTGCATGATGAAGGAACAGTGGTCGTTCATCATTCATTGGATGGTCGGGAGAACAACGAATGACAACCGTCAGTGGCGGTAAGGTATTCAGCAAGGCAAAGTATTACGAGCACATCGGTTATCGACCGCATGCCGGTCAACAGATCTTGCATTACACGCCGAAGAGATTCAAGGTCATTCCGAATGGCCGGCGTTGGGGTAAGACATTGTTCGGTGCACGGGAAGCCGAACCGAACACATTCGTCATGTGCCCGATCACGGGCGGTCCGCAGTTGATATGGATTGTTGGGCCGCAGTACACGGACGTGGAAAAAGAATTTAAGCTGGTGTTTGATTCGTTGCGCAAGCAAGGCATCGACAAATCATCGGTCAAGTTCGTGAACAACCGGGAATCCGGCGCGATGCATATTAAGACATCGTGGGGGTTTGAACTGGTGGGTAAATCCGCCCAACATCCGGAGACGTTGGTTGGTGACGGGTTGAACGGCGTATTGATGGTTGAGGCCGGTCGTCATCGCCGTAAAACGTGGGGTGAATACATTCGTCCCGGGTTGTCGGACCGACGGGGATGGGCGTTGTTCACGGGCGTTCCAGAGGGGCGCTCGGATCATTCCCTATTGTTCTCGTTGTGGCAACGCGGGCAAGACCCGACCAAAACACAATGGCAATCGTGGCGTATGCCGTCGTGGACGAACAACATCGTATTTCCGGGGGGACGGCAAGACCCGGAGATATTGGAAGCCGAAGATGATTTGACGGTTGATGAATTCAACCGGCAGTACGGCGCGATGTTCGTTGATAAGGTCGGCGCGGTAATGCAGGAATGGGATGACGAAACGCATCTCATGGATTGGGGTTATGACCCGTCATGGCCTTTGTACGCGGGCATCGACTATGGATTTACCAACCCTTTTGTGTGGCTGTGGATTCAGGTCGGCCCGTTCGGTGACGTGCGTGTCATTCGGGAACGACGGTGGACTGGACGTGACGCTATTGACGTTTGCGAAGAGATGTTGGCGGATCCTGTGGATTCGGCGTTGATTCGTAAATGCGTGGCGTTTTATCCCGACCCGGCATCACCCGAAGATTCACATACGTTGAGCAAGTATTTGAAAATAGCATCGAGACCCAACACCGGAGGTGAGTTGAAGATCCGGTTAGCATTGATACGCCGTGCGTTGAAGATCAAACCGGAACTGCAACATCTCGATGTCAACCACCCAGAACGCGTGCCTACGTTGACCGTTCATCGTTCATGCGAAAAACTGGCGTGGGAAATGCGAGAAGGATACCGTTGGCCGGAACACAAATCGGAGATTCGGGCAGCGACCGAGAATCCGATGAGTAAAGATGACCACGGACCCGAAGCATTGGGCCGTTTTTTCAAAGGTTATTTCGGGGTTGTGGGCGAGCGTAAATCCACACGCATTCGTTCTGGCCGGATGACGTAGAAAGGATTTCCGTTGACCACACCCATGACGCCATATTCAACTGGGGCGACACTGTTCGGCACAAAGCCGTCGTGGATTCCGAACGAGTTGGATCAGCAACGCATTTTGTCGTACCAGTTATACGAGGAGATTTATTGGTCGGTGCCGGACACGTTCAAACTAACCCAGCGCGGTACGAACGACAAACCGATCTACATCCCCACGGCCAAGACCATCATCAACACGATGAACCGATTCACGGCACCAGATTTCGGTGTGGTCATGACCAACAAAACCAATCCGGATGTCACGTCTGCCGATGTGCAAGCGGCAACGATGGCATTTTCGGATCTGTTCATTCGTGAAGAATTCAAATCAAAGTTCCAAGGCTCCAAACGATACGGCCTCATTCGGGGTGACTGGGCATGGCACATCTTCGCCGATGCAAAAAAGCCGTTGGGTTCGCGCATCACCATTCAAGACATTGATCCTGCGTCGATGTTCCCCATCACCGATGACAATGACGTAGACAAAATCATCGGTGTGCATCTTGTCGAAACAATCACGGTCGGGTCTGACACGCGTATTCGTCGGCAGACATACCGTAAGGTTCCCAAGTCTGATGGTACGAACACCATCACCGTTGAAGAGGCGATTTACGCAACCGATGATTGGGAGGGTCCATCGGCCAAGCCGTTGACGATCATCAAACCGGTCATGGCATTGCCTCCACAGATCACGCAATTACCCGTGTACCACCTGAAGAATTTTTGGGAACCGCAAAACCCGTTTGGGTCTTCCGAGATTCGCGGATTCGAACGGTTGATGGGCGCCATTAATCAGTCGATCTCTGATGAAGAATTGGCGTTGGCGCTTGAAGGTTTGGGCACGTACGTCACGGATGCCGATCCGCCGGTTGATGACGACGACAATCCCGTCCCGTGGTATTTGGGTCCGGGTCGCGTTGTTGAGGTCCGTCCGGGATCCTCATTTAATCGCGTGACAGGTGTGGGCACGGTCGGTCCGTACATTGAACACAATAACTGGCTGTGGGCGCGGATGAAGGAAGCCGCCGCCACACCGGATGTCGCGGTTGGTGTGGTAGATGTGACC